TTATTACTTTTTTCGTGTTATTGGTTGAGTGTATTTATAGAATAATTCAATAAAAGATAGAAAGGAATTAAATCATGAAAGAATTTAGAGGAACTAAAGGTGAATGGTTAGTGGACGACATAGATGTTATATCTCGTGAAACAGGATTTGCCATTTGCCAAGTTTATGATGGATTGGATACCCATATTTCCGAAATGGATATGGAAGTAGTAAATGCAAATGCCCGACTTATGGCTACTGCTCCTGAATTGTTGGAAGCATTACAAGCAATGCTAGAACGATTTGATTACAAAGAGCAGTCTATCTATTCTTTTGCTGCCAAAGAAATTGATGTAGCAAAAGCAGTAATTAAAAAGGCTATTGAATAACCCTCAAAACATAAAACGGAGTGGATTAAACAAATACCTGGAACATGAATAGAATGAGATGGTTCGTCATCGGACTCCACCTATATGTATTTCCGCCAGAACCGGAAGTAGGAGACATCGAGGCTTTACACAACTGGATCCCACAAAAAAAAGGAATCATTGAGACGCTAAAATTCAGGTTTCACACCGGTATTTGGAGCTATACAGCAGGGAATATAAATTATCAATTTTAATTGCACTATCACTATTCTGCACTTAAGCATGGGAACCTATCAAGAAATATTAGACGAAGTTCTTCCTCTATACCGGCAAGATCCGGAACGCTTCATGCGTTTCTATCACGCCGTCAATAACATTCTTGCTACAATACCTGAAGGCAAGAGTATTCTTATAGCTGACCATTGTAAGCCTGCATCACGTGATCTATTCATTAAAATAGCTTGTATGTATATTATTGAAGAAACAACAAGGAAAGATGTCTTGGATGACTTTTTAGAGTTTTCTGACGATTATAGCAGCATTCGGCATGTGCCTAAATTAGTGCCGGCACATGTCCGGCCACACTTCTACTCGAATCGAAGATGAGTAGATTATCCCAATTTATTACTCTGTAAAGATACTAATTTTCACTGATATACGCAACATTATGACAACAAAAAAAGAGAATAAAATAATGGTAGTAATAGCCCAATCGAGCGATGACCGGGAACTATTCATTTCCCGCCTGGCCGTTCGGCTGGGTTTTGCCAAAGTCCCTTCGGACGCTAAAAAAATCATCCGCAAGGATATCTATTCCTTTGACCTGCCTACTGCCTACTTCATTCTCTGCAGTAACTACAACTTTCGCGGCTCTGTCATCACGACACAGCGGCTCTACGAGCTTGCCGCAAGGGGTATCTGTGTAGTCGTTGGCGTCAAGTCACTACCGCGTGAGTACGAATTGATATCGCAAGTGTTTTATCCTGATGATTTGCGCTAACATAAGTCGAATCATTTATTGCCCGGTGATGCTTCTGTATTACCGGGCTTTCTTTTTCCGTTCCCCTCGCCTCCCCTTCATTCATCAAGAACGTTTTGAACAAATGTGCAGGGGGAGAGGCGCCAAGTGCAGACAGGGGGACATATATATTTTTTTTATTTTTCTTTCTTTCTTAAAAATACCCTACCTAAAAATAAGGGAAAATTTTGTGCTTTCGTGCAGACACCCTTTTTTCGGCATTTATTACATTATAAATCAGATATTTAAACACCGCACGATTTTCGTACAAAAACGTACGACTCGTACAAAAACGCACAAAAATGCATTTTGTACGGAGTACGAAGATTTTGTGCTAAAAAGTACACTATTTCGTACGCCCTTAACTATCTGATAAACAACACATAAATAGAAAGCATAGCTCATTTAGCACGATTGCACAAAAAAATAGTACGGTATCAGCAAGGGTTATATGTACAATACCTCGTTTTTTTATTGATAAAGGCAAGGATTACTCAGTTATATTTTGTACATTAGCTCCACACCTAAACCACTATGCTTTATATGATTACTACTAAGATTGAAGTTCCACAGCATCTTAAGGAGTATCTGATCGGAAAGTTCTGCAATTTGCAGGACTCTCCGATTCGCTTCCCGGATAAAACGGATATCTACCATTTTATCTACGATCTGTTAGAACGTCGTCCAGCCAACATCTTTAAGGATCATGGTAATCTCACCATCATCCTTCCTGAACGTACTACCGGGAAGGATCCTAAAACTTACAATTACCTGGGAATACGTTCACAGATAATTCTCATTCGCAAGATCGACCGCATGCTATGGGCAGAGGTGCATGATTACTTGGATGAACAAAAGCACACTTACGGAATCACCTATATCGACGGGATACACAACTTCATGACCTGCTATGGGATTGATTCTATCAGCGAAGATGCATTCAAGAAGAATTATTATCGATGGAGGGCTAATCTTCGACGAAAAGAGAAAAAAAGAGGCTATCACCGCACAAAAACATGACCGAGCAAGTGTAGTTAATTGTCCCTTTTTTGATCAAAAAATGTTCTAAAAATGCGTACTAATTGAAAATCAATAAGTTATGAATAATATCAATAATATGGGAGGCATATTATTTGCCGAAATCCTGAATACAGACGAAATAGCCCTGTTTGCAGTACATCAGAACCAGGCATGCATCAGAAGCAAGGAAGGACACGACTGGTATCCGCTTCCAACGCGAGGAGTCATTGAAGCTCCAACTGTCGCTTCCGATGATACTAAAGACGCAGGAATCACATATAAGCATTCAGCGACCATCCAGTTTCCCCGATCCGCATTAGAGGGGAATACAGCAAACGAGCTGCGCAATAAAGTTCAGACAGGCTGTGTTCTACGCTGTCAGGACACACAGGGACACAAGTATATCTATGGCACGAATGAATACCCACTCCTCGGAACCTTAAACCTGATTATAGGGAAAAAGGTAACCGACTTCACCGGATATGAGCTGAAACTTGCCGGGACCTCATTACATCCGATGCTCTCCTATATCGAAATTTAACCGTCCTTCTGCACCCTCACTAATAGGCGTATCATTGCACCAAAATCAGTGCAATGAGCCAAAAACGTATCATTCTTTCCGATTCATCGCTTAATCGTTACGGTTACCGGGTCCTTACCTCTGGAATGCTCCTCGAAGCATTCAAGAAGAACCCGGTGATGCTGTATATGCATTTTCGTGATGAAGGATCTCCCATTTGGGGAGAAACTAAAGCTATCGGGCATTGGGAAGATATACAGCTTGAAGGCGATGTACTTTCTGCCATTCCTGTTTTCGACAAGGTTGATCAACTATCTAAAGACATTGCCGCAAAATACGAAGCAGGGACTTACAACGCCGCAAGTGTCGGTATCCGCATCATTGCTACATCAGCCAACAAAGACCTTCTGGTACCTGGTCAGACTCGCGAAACAGTTACAGAGTCAGAGCTGATGGAAGCATCCATCGTGGACATACCGGCAAATTCCAATGCCGTTCGCCTCTATGATCGTTCCACATCCGTTCTTCTGGCAGCGGGTATGGACACGAATTCCGTGCCAGCATTATCAACAACTTCATTCAAAAACAAAATGACTCTAAAAGAATCATGGTCAGCTTTTTTATCTTTTCTGAATATCAGTCAAGATAAGGCAGTAACGACCGAATTATCAGCAGAGAACCTCGACTCCCTGCATAATGAATTCACCCGTCTGAAATCGGATAACAGTTCTCTCGTACAAGCTAAACAGGAGATCGATCAGAAATTATCTGATGCGACTACTGAAATAGCGACTCTCAAGACAACAGTAAGTGAAAAAGATCAAGAGATCGCTAATCTGAAAACCGAGGCAAGCGGCAAGGATTCAGAGATCACTCAACTCAAAGAACAAGTAGCCAACCTAAAGAAAGCTCCGGCACCAGGTGAACCAGCTCCTGCCCCAAAGGGTGAACCAGCCGCAAATGGAGGAAAAGAGGAACTGGCTGCCTACTGCGAGGAAAATGCCAGCAATTATCAGGGAATCACAGAACGCCTGAAAGCCGACGGACTCCTTTAATTTACTAACCTACCTTAACTATTTAAAGAATATGTCTCAAAAATTAATTGACGTATCGAAACTGAACCAAACCTTAATCACATATGATAAGGCGCTTCGCGCTCTTCCATTTGCTACCCTGCAGGAAGTTGCCGCAAAATTGGGATTGAACGTGATGGATCTGCAAGGTAAACATGCCTTGATCAATGAGCGCCGTCGTGCCGGCGGAACTCAGTCTTACAAGATTGGTAAGAACTTCCGGCTGGTTGATAAGCTGCTCGGCTATGAACCTTCCGTTATCGAACCGAAGGATGTTGTATGTATCACAAAGGAAAACTCTCAAAAATACGATGACGGTGAACTGTTGATCGTAGGAGGTCAGCCGGTCAGCAACATCAATAAGAAACATCCTCTTGAAACACGTGTTGCCTTCACATTAGTAAAATCCCATGTTGAAGATGTAGTATATACATTGTTTCATGCAGAACGTGATGAAGACTCAACTTCACCGTCAGGTGCATTTGATGGTCTGTTCACCAAAGCCGACATGCTGATTACAACAGGTGATGTCAATGCTGCTCGCGGCAACTTTGCTCCATCAGGTCTTTTTGCTTTGCCCACGAAGGATACAGACTCCGCCGCTTATGAAAATTTGGTTGAATGGATTGGTGGTGCCAACACTTACCTGCGTTCTTCCAAATCGGGGATTCCACAATTACTTTGTGCCGAAACGGTCTTGATAGCTGCACGCTCTGCTCTCCGCAACAAACTGAGTATGCAGGAATATCCTTCCATGCAACGCATGATTGAACTTTTGCGTGAAGACGCAATGTGCCCTGCGCTTGAAATCCTCTCTCACGAAGCATTGGGGCAGGGATCACGCCTGATCCTTCAGAAGAAAGGCAATATGGATGTTGCTTTCAATACCCAAGCCGCAACCAAGTTCTGTCAAATTCATGATATCTACGAAGATCCGAATGAATGGCAGTTCTGGCTGCAAACCGGTTATGACACCCGTATCCGCGACTGGCATGAAAAAGTATACCGCTGTAATGAGCAAAAGAATGAATCTCTTGACCTCGCAGGAGACTATTGCAAGACCGGAGGCGTACAAGTTGATATCACAGGAACGGAGAATGCTGTCTGGAGCATCAAAGGCAAAGTTGCTGAACGTAGCAATGGTCAATGCATCATCGGTCTGACACCCGGTAAGTACACTATTGAGTTTACTGCTGTAGACGGTAAGACTAAACCTGCCGATCAGGAAGTAACTGTAGTGGAAGGCGAGGTAACAACCGCAACTGGTGCTTATACCTAAACTGAGATAAAAAAATGAGCGGCCATTTTTGGTCGCTCTATTCTATTCACTCTTAACAATTACACTAATGAAAAAATATACTTACCTAATTTTCTGTTTGTTATTTGTGGCTTTGGTTATTGCAATCCCGGAGCTGCACCCTCAGACATGCCATCTTGATGGAGATACATTGACCATGCTGGCAGCTGGTCCGGCCTTCGCACCGCTGAAATGGAATGTCGGTCAAAATAATATGGGAGGATATAAAGGACGTTTGCTGTTTATCCCATTCGATGCTCCCAATACAGTGCCAACCGTTCCGGATCCCGGCAAAGCTGCAGACAATGAAGCACTAGTGACGGCAGCCGGTGCATTTGCTTTTCCTGCAGAAGGAACATATAAGCAACCTATTTATCTATATAGTACAGATGCGACAGTCGAATATAAAGCGGAGCAACAGGGAGAAGCTGACGGGATCAGCTATAAACTGACGCTAAGCTTCTTCTTCCCTGGTAATACCCAAGAAATGCATGCATTCAATGCATTGGTAAAAAACACAGCCGGCTATTATATCTTTGAAGACTCCGACGGCAGGCAAATGATCATGGGACAGCCGGGATTATATGCTTCTACTGCTCCTTCCTTCAATGGAGGAAAAGCAAGAGGTGACCGTCGCGGTACCACCTATACGGCTACCGCCGATTCCAATTATTCAGCAATCTTCCTGGAAACTCCTATTGATATGGAAGTCATAGGCGGATTAAAACCAGCCCCAACACCTCCAAGCGAATAATATGATCAGACAAGAACAACTCAACCAATGGTTAGGAGACCGTCAGCGCAAATATGTTGACGGCCTGGTTCTTTTCAATGCTCTCGCAAAGGAAGCTATGAAAAAGAAATTTGCTGCTTACCTGGCAGCAGCTCCGGAAGATCCCCACATCTTTGATCCGCATTTCACCCAACTCGTTAATTGCTTGTCCAAACTCGACAAGAAGATTAAATTCTCCCCTTCCTTATATCCTGCCGCAATGGAAGAAATTGTTGTAGTAAAGACCATGAGCGAGAATGATCGAAAAAAAACGATCGAATCCAAGCAAGCGAATATCGCCTCCCTGGAAGAGTTAGTCAATAACCTTCGGTCACGAATTGATAGTTTGGAGAACGACAGTGAAAGCCATGCTGATGAACTTGTTTCCCTTCAGGAACAGTTTGACGAGAAAATGTCAGAGTTATCTGCCTTGCAGAACGAAGTGAACGCTCTGAACACACCTGGTGTCAAGATCATCACAGAAGAATCACTCAGCCCGTCTATTCGAAAGGCTTATGCCCGTATCAAGGAAATCGCACCTCTATATGCAAGCTTGCATAACGATGTAGCTAATTCGGAGATCCCGGCAGAAGAACGGCAGCCTATAGCCGAAGAGCTCTGCAAGCTCGATGACGAACGCCGCCGGCTTTGGAAGCAGATCGACAGCTGGGCAGAAGGAAAAGGTGAACTGAGCCTTAAAGAGAAACGACCGGTATACAGTGAGAATGGCGTAGTACGCGGTATTGAGATCGCACGTCAGATTAAACGTCTGAAACAAAACATTACTAACAGCCAATCTGCTGCTAACCGCGCCGAATCTCAAGGTAAAAAGACTGTTATGCAAAATGCCTTAGATCGTGTTGCCGGCTACCAAGAAGAACTGGCAGCACTGGAAAAGGAAATTGCGACGCAACAGAGTGCAAGTAAGGAATAACATCAGAGGCATTGCCCCTGGATCTATGAACAGTTCATGCACAAGCGAGGGCGATACATCTAGTGTTGTCCTCGCTTTCGTTTGAATACAACAAACCACTATAGTTATGCCTAAGAAAGATCCCACATATGACCGGATAGAACGTGCCTTGTTCAAAGACAGAGAGGAAGCATCAAGCATCCTGTCCCAACGGGAAATGGAAATCAAAAAACGAATGATGCTATGTGTCAGCAAAAAAATGGAAGATCCTCTGATCCAAGACACCGAACTTGTCAACTTCCTGATGAATGGATGCGGAGGTAACGCAGATGCCGTATCACAGTCACAAGCATACCGGGACATCGGCATGATCAACAGATTAGTTGGCAACATTCAACTGGCCGCAAAAGCCTGGTATCGGTACATGATTGTCGAAGGCGGGAAAAAAGCCTTCAGTATGGCAATAGACAAAGAAGATGCCAAGGGAGCAGCTGCAGCGTTGGACAAGATAGGTAAATACACTCGCTCGGACAAAGAAGATGAGAAATTCGACTACTCCCAGCTCGTTCCTCCATCATTTGAGCCTTCAGATGATGTTACCCTTCTGGAGGGTCTGGAACCTATTGAAGACCTTGAAGGAACCAGGTCAGAAATGCGAAGCAGATTCAAAGGTATGTTGAGCAAAAAAGCGGTGGACATTCGTCCCATCGAAGAGGAGGAAAAAGAATGAGTACACCCCTCTCTCCTATCTTATCTGCCCGTGAACGCCGCAGAAAGCAATATGAAGTCGTAGACAAATTCTTCAATAAGATGCAGCGCCAGGCGATGGCCATCAACGCACATGACGAGTATATAGTCGCATCACGTGGTACCGGGAAGTCCGAAGGTATTGATGCCCGAATTATCCTTCGGAACGTATGGGAAATGCCGGGATCTTTGGGTGGTCTCATCTCTCCGTCATACGCCAAGGCATGGGGAAATACTCTTCCGGCAATCTGCAAGGCTTTGGCTGAATGGGGATACATTCAAGGCATTCATTATGTCGTTGGTCATAAAGCTCCTGCAAGCATGGGATTCGCCAAGCCTGTCCGTCCTGTCCTGGGTGAAGGCTGGAGCAATGCATTCCACTTTTGGAATGGTACGGTCATGGTGATCCTGTCATTCAACCAAGGGATGTCTGCCAACTCCATGTCGCTGGATTGGGTGATAGGCCCTGAAGCTAAGTTTCTCAACTATGAGAAGATTAAAAGTGAAGTGGATCCTGCCAACCGAGGCAACCGGCAATACTTTGGTGAATGCCCGCACCATCACAGCGTAAGCTACTCCACAGATATGCCGACCGCATCGATGGGGAAATGGATCCTGGACAAGATGGATGAAATGTCCCCACCTCACATCAACCTGATCAGAAACTTATATCTCAAACTGCAGGAGTACAAACGCAAGCCACTCACGGATCATGTGATGCGTCAGATCAAAGAATATCAATTTGACCTTGATCTAGCGAGGAAATACCAGCCTCCAATCAAACCGCAGCCGGGGAAAACTAAAGAATATACAGTTTTCTATGGTGAATACGACGTATTCGACAACCTTGAAGTGCTGGGAGAAGATTTTATATGGCAGATGTATCGTAACTCACCACCGCTAATTTGGCGTACCGCTTTCATGAACGAACGCCTGTTCCGTGTACCGAACGGCTTCTATTCTGCGTTGGATGATAATATTCACTTCTATATCCCGAAAGACAATGGACGCCTCCGGAATCTTGGGTGCAACTGGGGAAAACTGACCTCCTGCGGCTGTTTGGGAGACGGAGATCTTGACTTCGATCAGGAATTGCACCTGGCATTCGACTCAAATGCATCCATCTCCACAGCTGTCGTAGGCCAACTGAATGAACACACGATGCGCATTCTCAAGTCATTTTATGTCAAAACACCAGGGAAGCTACAAGATCTTGTCAAGATGATAGCCGACTACTACCGTCCGAAACTTAATCACGATATAGTAGTCTACTATGATCATACGTTCACCTGGGAGTCAGGATCCACTACAGAAACTTATGCCGATATCATTGAACGGGTATTCAAAGAGAATGGATACAACGTGACGATGGTCTATGTCGGTCAAGCCCCGAAACATGAGTGGAAGCATCTGAATATAGACTTGACTCTGAAAGGAGATCCGCAATTTCTGTGGGTCCAAATAAACTTGCATCAAAATGAATTTCTGAAGATCGCAATGGAACAGACTGGCATCAAGCAGGGAAAGAATGGATTTGAAAAGGATAAAACGCCTGAAGGGAGCGATGACACTCCTGATAATCCGGATGAATATAAGACGCACATAACTGATGCATTTGACACGCTGTGGTTAGGCATGAACTTCTATTTCACGGCACCTGGATCAAACTCTAGTGGGGTATTCTTCCTGAATAACAGGTAGCCACCAACCAGTCTCAAGCAATTCTCATAGAAAAAAAGGCAAAGAGCTGATAACCAATAAAAGGGGAGGAAAAAGAGGGAATATTTTCTCCTTTTTCTCCCATCCGATCACGCACCGCCCTAAGAAAATGTTTCGATCTAAAGTTTTTTTTCACCCCTTATATGCTGGGCTTTGCCTCCTGTAAACAAATTTCATTTTATCATTTTTGGGCCTCTGCCATGTCCTTTACGACCTACTGCATACCCGATACCTTTGCTGAAAAACAAGACATGGACCCTATCCTTAAACAACAATTACTCGCATTCATACTTGGTGGTAGCTTCCTATCAACCATCACAGGATTCGTCACCCTCAAATACACTAAAAAGCAGGCAGAAGCTAAAGCCCTAAGCTCTGTACAAGACGTATATCAGGAACTCATAGCAGACCTGCGAGCTGATAAGGAAGCAATGAAAAAAGATAAAGTGGAAAGCGAAACGAGATGGACAATCCGCATTGAAAAGCTGGAAAGCAATCAGCAATCGCAGGATAAAAAGATAGCGGATAACGAAAAAGAAATAGCTGATCTCAAACGATTCAAATGTATAAACCTATCGTGTAACAATCGAAAACAATGAAACACTATGCACACATTCTTATTTGTACTGCCAGCCTTGCATGCGCTTGTTCTTTTTGTGGTTGCCGTGCTACTTATCAAAACGATAGTAGCACTCAAGAGCAAACCCGTCTTTCTATCTCAGACTCAGCTCTACGCATCAGAACTGAAGATACCTGCTCCCGATTCAACCTTAATCAAGAAGAAGCGGGCAAAGGCTGGAAAGTCAAAGTTAACTTCGACACATCAAAGCCGGCAGATCCGGAGACCGGCTTATCCCCGATATCGAATATCGAGATTGAAGGGAACGAAAAGACAGTCAAGACCTTGCTACAGGAAGATGACACTATACACGTATCTGAGAGTCAAGAAACGAAGAATGATCTCACGCTTCAGCAAAGCAAACAGTCAGCCTCCCACAAAGATGCCGGCAGTTCTGTAGCTGCCGGGATAGACAACGGGATCAAGTATGGCCTGATCATCGGGATCCCTATTATTCTTATCATCTTAACATTAATCATCCATGCAAGATTCAAGCAAAAGGATTCATCAAAGTAAAATATGGAAGCTGATGGAACGATATGCGGATGGGAAGCCTATAGAGTTTTCCATCCAGTTCTGCAAGAAGAGTACCGGGGAACTAATCACTTATGAACGTGCTGTACTCACTTCATTTCATAGCAGCGGTAGTACAATCAATGTACTGCAAGCCGGTGAAGCCACACCACGCAAGATCCGGCGCTGCCTTATCACCCAGTTTAATCATCTCAAAGTATATTTCTAATGAAATCAGAGCAACAACCTAACCTAGTTATGAAAGGGTACGAAACCTATGCAGTCCTGAAAGGAGGTGAGAAAGTTATTCAATTCAGTGATAACAGCGACATTGTGACTGACAAGGAGGCATCAGCCGTTGAAGTCGTCCCTAAGGGAAAGAAGGATCCGATCAAGTTCATTCCACGCGGAAGGAATAACGACATGATGTACGACATCATGCGTAAAATCGGCACCAACGTTACCATCGGCAGTAATGTTGAATTTAAGAATAAAGTCGTGTTTGGAGACAGCATCCTTGTCTACAGGAAGAAACGCGACGGAAAAACCCGCAAAATCATCAAAGAAGAAGTGCTTCCGGAAGAAGAACCCGAAATCTTTGAGTTTCTTGAGAACAATAACTTCAACTTCATCCGTGTAGAGCTCGCTAATGATCTTGTCATCTTCTACGATGCTTATTTAGAGTATATACTCAGCAATGATCCTAAATCGCCCAAACTCGTACAGATCAAAGCAAAAGAGGCAACCTGCTCACGTATTAGCGAGATCGATGAGAAGACCGGTAAAAGTGAATGGCATGGGTATTCAGCAGAATGGAAGAAAGGAACCCCTGAAGATCTTGTCGCCACTCCCCTGCTCGATCGACAGACTCCTTTGCTGGATCTTAAGAAAAGGATGGGACTTGCTCCTGATGATGAAGGAAACCTCGTCATCGGGAAAGATCGCAGATTCATTCACAATCTGCGTATTTCGACGCCAGGACGTTTTTATTATAGCCGGCCCTATTGGTGGAGCGTATTTGCTTCAGGATGGTATGATTTCTCCTGCGCTATTCCCATCTTCAAGAAATCTCTGATTAAAAATCAGATGGCTCTCAGGTATATCGTATATATCAAGGATACATTTTGGGAGAAGCTATTTGCAGACGAGAAGGTCGTCAAAGATGATGAAAAAACTGCCCGCAGGCAAAAGTTCCTTGAAGACATGAACGATTTCCTTGCCGGCGAAGAAAATGCCGGAAAAGGCTTTGTTTCACATTTCAGGTATGACAGAGTAAAAGGCTTCGAGGATAAAGATATCATCATTACTCCTCTTGAATCGTTCTTCAAAGGTGGCGAATATATTGAGGATAGCGAGGAAGTAAGCAACATGATGTGTTATGGAATGGGAGTACATCCTTCCATCATCGGATCCGCACCCGGTAAAGGCAAAAGCATTAATGGAACTGAAGCACGCGAACTGTTCACCATCGAGCAAGCCCTCATGAAAATGTACCAAGACGCAACCCTTGAACCTCTGTACTTTGCCAAGGCAGTCAATCAATGGCCTTCGGACATCTATTTCTCTGTAACCAACTGCCAGCTCACCACTCTTGATCAGGGAACGGGAGCTACAAAAAACACAGGTCTAACTCCAGAAACTGAAGAAAAATGAACGCATTAATTCCCGATATTGAGACCTTAAAGAAGGTAGTCAAGATCAATTCGTCATTACCTTATGAATCTATTGAACCGTATATTGAGGATGCTCTTGATATCTATGTTAAGCCCTATATAGGGCAATCCGTCATTAAACAAGCTCTGACAGACCAAGAATCTGAGATATATAGCAAATTATTGCGTGCGCTTGGCCCGCTGACCTTAATGCTTGCGACGAATGAACTCGGAGTCATGTTCGGGGATACCGGCATCACGGTCAGTAATGTACAAGGACAACGTTCTCCGGCCAGTGATTCAAAAATAGCGGCGGCAAAGGAGAACCTGTGCTTCCGGGGAATGCAAGCTCTTGACCGGCTTATAACCTACCTGGAAGAAAATAAGGAAGATTTTCCGGAGTACGTAACAGACCATATTTCCCGTTTCTGCTTTATCCGAAATGCACACGATTTTCAGGATCTTGGCATGGTAGACATTGGTTACTCCACTCTGTCTTATCGTATCATGTACCCCACAATCCGTCAGCTTCAGGAACGAAATATTCGTGAAATGATACCGGACAATGTATATGCGGATTTAAGGGAAGCATACTCTAAAGATAAACCGACACCCAAGCAGCAGGTTCTCATTGATCATATCATTCGTTTTCTTGCAAATAAGACGGCAGAGCTCTATACCTCACAAAAGACAACCGAGCAACGTGTCGCCAGCAAAGCAATAGAATATTCACCTGCCATCCGCCCGATTTATCAGGATCCGGACGCAAACGGTAATTTCTTTGCTAGTCAGGCAACCTACTATGCCGGGAAAATACACACTTATCTGGCCGAAAATGCAGAAGAACTAGGCATTGAAACAAGATCCCAAGCTATTGACTTTAACTCCAAGAAAAAGAAGCTATTCACTTCAATATCATAATACTATGCATACGATACAAATCAATGACGATACATACACACTTCCTGGAAGCTGGGACGAGCTCACCCCGAAGCAGCTCCTATACCTGGTTAAACTCACGAAATCGAATATACCGGTAGAACAAGTTAAGATCTACATGATGCTCTATTGCCTGAAAGCTCACGTATGCCGGCACAAGAAAATTTTCAAAGAATATGTCCGTATCAAAATTGGGCAGGAAAGTGAAACAGTCCGCTTCCGGATCCGCAGCCGTCGGTATCTCCTTCATCCCGAAGAAATCAGTCTGCTCTCTGATCAATTTCACTTCCTGATGCGTGAGGAAGAAAACCGTATCACTTCACAGAGGCTATATCTCATTAATCCGGAACTGACAGTCAATCCTTACCCGACACTCCGCTTCCGGTGCCGGAAATTCATCGGACCGGAAGACCAGTTGTTCGATATCACCTTTGAGCAATTCATGTATATGCAAACCTATTTGGATGCGATGCAGCTGGATCCTCAAAAGATCAACCATCTCCTAGCCTGCCTGTGGCATCGTGGGAACGAATTTGATATCAATCGTCTGGACAAGGATGCAGCTATTCTGAAACGTCTTCCCGACGACAGGAAGATGATCATGTACTGGTACATTCTTGGAAGCCTCTCCTGCATGAGTGCAGCCTATCCACGAATATTTTCCGGAGAAGGGAAAAATAATGGGCGTATATTCGATGCCCAGCTGCGACTACTTGATTCCCTGGCACAGTCTGACATGACCAAGAAGCCGGAGATTCGGAAAGGTTTGTTGCTCGATGCACTATACTCGATGGATGAATCCATCAGGCGCAAGGAAGAAACAGAAGAGAACTTGAGAAATAGATAGAAAAGTTTGTTACTAGCAAACTTTTTATTCGATTTTGTTTGTTACTAACAAACTTTTATCTATCTTTGTAGAGTCATAAGAAACGCGGGTGACGTCCGCATAAGTTCTTTTATATTATGGAACAATTGTTCAAGGCTATCCAAGCGATAGCAGAAGCGAATCCCGATGGATTCACGGTTGACCTCACAACCTTAAAAAAGGTCACAAAAGGCATTTCAGTCGCCTATCTCGAAACCCAAGACAGTTTTGGAGAAGAAGGACTGAAAAGAGTTCTTAACCATGCTTTAATGCACGAAAAGAAAGTCGGTGGATGGTTCAACGAAGAAAACGGAATGTTCTACTTCGATTCTATCCGGATTTTCACTAATCTCGAAGAAGCCAAGCAATTCGGACGTGAAAATGGGCAGATCGCTATTTTCGACATTGGGCAAATGAGACTCATCAAATTGTGATCCGGAGGGGCGAAAGCCCCTCCATTACAAAGTATATTGTATTATTAAATACCCGATTATCAAAACGTAAATTGATGAATTATGAAGAATCTTGAATTACTACCTCTCCCTGCCGAGAGTAAAAAGCGGATCGACGAGTTCGCAAGGCAGTATCAGCGCATGGGACATATCTCTATTGAGGTTGTATCCTATAATGAAGGTCGCTTAATTGTTCGCGCTGAACAAAAAGACCTGGTAAATGACAAGTTCCTCTCCAAAAAGGAACTGACGGAACGTATCCGTGATATGTTTAAGGGAGAGATCCCGGACGACTGGAAGCTCACTGTGTCAGCCGTGAACTTCGATCGCAAAGATATCGACGGAATCACGATTGACTGGATCAAAAGACGGATGGAACGCTTAGGATTAAAAAGCAAACATCTGAGCAACTATACAGGTATTGACAAATGCACTGTATCCTCACTCCTGTCCGGAGACAAGGAACTGACCAAATGGCACAAGGTAGCACTATATTACTTTTTTAAATATTACGAAGTAGCCAACTTTTAACTTTCATTTGTAAGCGGAGCAAAAAACTCCGCTTACTCTTTGTCGAATCTGAAAAAGATTGTACTTTAGCACCTGCCCAATATCGTTATTAAAACATGAATCCTTTACCATAGTGTAACCAGACAGCTGGTTCCGGATAATAACACCGGTGGGCGCACTATAGTGAGGGATTCGCCCATTTATATGCATGACAGAACAACAGGGAAAGATTGCGATATCCTTATTATCATATTTAGCCTCTAAAGACTCAGAGAGTACATTTACAGATGATTATTACTACTACCTAAAAAATAAAGGATATCGAGAGATCGAGATAGAACAAACAATATCTGTTCTTATAAAAGAAGACTATATATGCTACTTAGGAAATGATAATTATTGGATTATGATAACCGAAAGGGGGAAAAATTATTGCTCGCCCAAAAACAAACAACCAAAGTACACAACTAAAGACAAAATAGAAATTATAGGTGCAATTGCTGGAATTATAGGAACCTTAATCGCAATAATATCAGTCCTATGCTAAGAATGACAATGGCTATATTAAGGATCTTAAATTTCACCTCAAGCAGTTTAATGCGCTTTTGCATTTTTTCTATCAATTCTTGTTCATTCATATTCGGACTATTTTTGAGCTAAAATACAACATTATTTTAGTACATTCAATTTTATTCCTCTTATCTTTGCACTTGTAACAAATTAAAAACACGTACTATGAATTGTAAACTTGGAAAATTAGAAATCCCGGCTGACCAGCCCTTTCTAAATTGTAAATTAGGTCGAGAAAAGTACGCAGAAGTACTAAAAGCCATTATCACTACATATGAAAAAGGATTTGTCTTAGCTATAGACGGCAAATGGGGAACAGGGAAAACTACATTTGTAGAAATGTGGAAAGCATATCTTGAGTTAGATAACTTCCAAACATTATATTTTAATGCTTGGGAAAATGACTTTATTTCAGACCCTTTGGTAGGGTTGCTTGGCGAACTTAAGAAAATAAACTCTCCTCAAAAAACAAAGGAGTTAGCATCATCCATGATAAATACAGCGGGAAGAATTGTACTAAAGGCAGTCCCTGCAATGTTCAAGGGAGTAATTAAGAAATATGCAGGTGAAGAAGTAGTTGAGATTCTTTGTGATTGTGCCGAAGAAGGGTCTTCCATGTTGGAAAAAGAAATAGATAATTATGAAAGCCAAAAAGGAAGTCTACTAGAATTTCGAAAAGAGCTCGAAATATTTGTAGATAAAGTTTGCGAAAAGAAACCATTGATATTTATCATAGATGAGCTTGATCGATGTAACCCACATTATGCTGTAAAGGTACTAGAACGAATAAAACATCTTTTCAACATACCTAATATTATATTTGTCTTATCCATAGATAAAGAACAATTAAGTAACTCCATACGCGGATATTACGGAAGTGAATCAATAAATGCCGATGAATATCTTAAAAGATTTATTGATATTGAATATGCTTTACCTGATCCTGATGTAGAGAAGTTCTGTAGCTATTTATATGACTACTATGGCTTCGAAGCATATGAAAGACCAAGAGGTACTAGAGAAATAGAAGAATCTTTTTTGGCTATAGCCAATATTCTCTTTATGCATAAGAATCTATCACTAAGACAAATAGAAAAAATATTTGCTCATATTCGTTTATCTTTGAATATGTATAGACATGACCAAGTCATATATGCTGATTTAATATGTCTATTAACATACCTTCGAATTTGTGAATCCGATTGTTATGCAAAAATAATCCACGAAAGTTATACTATACAAGAACTTACAGATCAATTAGAAAGTATAATTCCAAAACAAATTTTACAGATTAAAGAAAAGTATAGATATTCTCCTAGTCGACAATTTCATTTCACCATAGCCTTATTATTAAGATGTTATACTTTTAAGTATGAAAATTCCGATGAGAACGACAAACTCTTAACTAGAGATCCTTCTCAACCAAATCTAGTAATCAATTTTAATGTAAAGACGATCAACAAAGAACTTTTGTCTTCAGCTTTAGAATGGACATCTCAACGTAATATAGCAGTACCTTTACATTATTTTACTCAAAGAATTAATCTACTGGAAAATTTTGCGATCTATAATATAGAATAATCACGTTCTTAATTAATATAATTTTCTCAGTCTATATTAAATCTACAAACAAAAGCAGAGCAAAAAACTCTACTTTTGTTTGTAGATTCCCCAAAAGAATGTACTTTAGCAACTGCCAAAACAAACTAACTCGCGAATTCCTTATGTCGTGCACCCGTAAAATCGGGTGGCTGGGTGGTTCCAGTTGGCACACGACATAAGGAATTCGCCATATTACAATATGTTTTACATAATATTAGTCATATCTATAATTGTTATATCCTTAATAATAGGGCATATATCTTCTTCAAACAACAAACCTATTGGATTCAAGGATGATAATTTTACAATAGCAAGAAGTTCCATTAGTCCTGATCAAAAGCAAGAAAAATTCTCCCAAAGGGATGAAGACAAGGTAGTTACTATAGATAATAATTCTTTTTCTAAATGGAAAGAGGAATATGGCTCCCTGATAAAGGAAGAAGAGGAACAAGGATGCAACTATTCTGAAACGTCTTCCTGACGACAGGAAGATGATCATGTACTGGTACATTCTCGGAAGCCTTTCCTGCATGAGCGCAGCCTATCCACGAATATTTTCCGGAGAAGGGAAAAATAATGGGCGTATATTCGATGCCCAGCTGCGACTACTTGATTCCCTGGCACAGTCTGACATGACCAAGAAGCCGGAGATTCGGAAAGGTTTGTTGCTCGATGCACTATACTCGATGGATGAATCCATCAGGCGCAAGGAAGAAACAGAAGAGAACTTGAGAAATAGATAATTATAGCCATAAAAAAAGTCCTAGATGATTAACAACTAGGACCTTTTTTATTATATTTAATTCGCAGCCTATAAAGAGATAGATAATAATTCTTCTCCTAATTTATGCAAGGCTGATTCTAGCTTTATAGCTTGTTCGGGACGCGGTTTTCGTCCTCCAGATGCATAGTGCCATAATTGCTTTTGATTAATACCTGTAATGCGTTCTAATCCCGCTTTGGAAAAAATACCTGAATAAAAGTCCAATAAAGACTTTACATCCATTTTAAATACTAGTTCATAATCACCTGTTAATTCTTCGGGAACTTCACAACCAAATTCTTTGCACTCGTCAATTAAGGCATTAATAGCCTCATACATATTCATTTTAATTTCCTCAACAGATGATCCGGTTGCCACAATTCCATCAACTCCGTCTAAGTAAGCAGAATAATTATGTTCTGCTCGCTCAATAATCACCTTAATAGTTTTCATTTCACCTCCATTAGTTTGACATACTTTCCAATAACTACTTAAAAATTACATTAGTTTTTATTATAAAACAAGAGAGAATGGGACTATTTTTTTAGTCCCGCTTCTCTCAAAATGGAACCCAATGTTCCATCTTTTAAATCATCATTTAAATTTCCCGGTATCGGGATGGGCCGCCTCGCCCCTTTTTTATAATAAATTCGATGGTCACCTCGCATTCGCTTAAATTCCCATCCATCAGCTTCCAGGAGTTCAATTACCTCCCTTACTTTTTTCACCACATTTACCTCCTTTCGGGTTTAAAGAGTTAAACATGGTGCAAAGATAACTATTCTTCTACTATTAGCAAATTAAATGATAACTTTTTTTCTACTATTTGCTTTCTTATGAACATTTATAAATAGCATTTGGTTCAAGCAAATAGTGCTAACATTACAGATATAAATTTTGATCTAAGTTTATCTGTCACAGAAACAGATGGAAAAGAAGGTAAAACAGGCATCATGTCAAGTATCAGATGATATATTTTTGAGCTAAAATACAACATTATTTTAGTACATTCAATTTTATTACCCTTATCTTTGTCCCCTGTAACAAATTAAAACCACACAAATGGAAACAAAAAAATTAACTGCTGCCGAAAGCACTTTGGCAGCTATGTCAAAAACAGTGCTAGTGTTAGGTATCATTGGTTCAGTATTCGCATTCTTTTCTTCGTGTATTGCATGGGAATATTCCAAATACTCCGGAGGTATAGTAGGAGTAGACGGAATTAACTGGCTAGGCTTCCCTGTTCTCATTTATTGCATCATGGGAACTTTAATCGGATGGGCCGTTCTCTCCATCCTTGTCGAGATCTCCGTCAACATCCGGACACAAAAGACTCAATCTAGCTGGAAAAAAGACTTTGCCGTGATGGTGGCTGCCGGACAAAAGGAAAAGGCTAAAGAAGTACTTTATCGTGGCATAATGGAATCTAAGGAATTTAAGCAGGTATTAACCGGTGGAAACGAAAACTACCATAAAGAATGCATAGATGCCTTAAACAAGAAATACAGTGATCACCTTAAAGCGATTGGTGAAGATACATTCGTGAACACCGATGAAAACGAGATCTATCAAGCATTCAAATAAGACACCTCTTCAAAGGGAAAAATTAAAATCACACAAATGAAAAGAATTATTTTATTTTTTGTGGTCATGACCGCAATGGTGTGCAGTATATCCGCACAGAACGCAGATTTGCAAAAATGGACAAAAGGAGCGATGAATAGAAGTAACGGTATCCATCAAATCGAGAATCCCAAATCCGTAGGTAAGCTCAATGAATATTGTTCATTGATGGAAAAGTCCACAAAGTTTCAATGTGGTGCGCTGACATTCGCCGGCATTGGTACAGGATTATCTATTGCAGGAGCAATTCTTGGGACTAAAGATAACCAAAAAGATTATGAAGATCTTACTTCTGAAGAGGTTTTAAATCAATCTGAGTCAGATCGTAAACTTAGAAAAAGTTTATTTATCGGAGCTGGAGTCAGTTTTGCAGTAGCCCTCTGCCTTGAGATTGTAGCTCTCGACTACAAACTTAAAGCCGGAAAATCACTTAGAGTATTTACAAATGGGACCGGAGGAGGATTAGCATATACTTTTTAAAAACAACTCTTTCTTTTTACACTATTAATTATGCTCGAAAATAAAATTCTAAATATAACATCTGAGGACGTACTAAAAAAAACGGACATTGATACTTTATTGGAATGGAGGAGGACTTTACTCCAATCAATAAATGAAATGAAAAGTCGATTGTTCTTACTTAAAGCAGAGTTAGATAAGAATGCTTCTGAAGAATTGAAATCAAAATACATTCGAACATCTGATGCCCGTAATTATAATCTCGCCTTTGTAGATGTCATAAATGGACAAATCCGAGAGATTAGGGGAACAAATATGAAGAGATATAATCCTAAATACAAAGCTAAGGATTATATCGATTATTTAAAGACATTCCGAAATTTAGTGAAAAATACGATTGATGAAGATTTATTCCAAACCCTCGATAATCAAGCAAAAGAATTATCAGGGTTTGATAAAAATCAAGAATAATACAGATAAGTATTTCAAATGTTTGGCACTCTCAAATATTATCCTCATATTTGTAGTGCCAAACAATTTTATTAATAACTAGAAGTGTCAAGCGAGACGCTCAATACGAAATTGAGCTTTTTTTATGCTCATCGATTACTTTTTTATCTGCTATCAGATATAAAAAGAATCTTCATACGAAATTACGGCTATCTTTCCCGACATAATGAATGACCTTCTGGTTTATTGATATGTTGTTTGGCGACTTTAGGGAACGGATAGCCGTTCTTATTTTTAATGCCAAACAACATATCAGTATGAAACAAAAAGACATGGGTACAACCTTCGTGCCCTCATTCCGTACCAATAGTACGGATGTAAACACGCTCCAAGAACGTTACTTCAGCGAACTTAAGAAAGACTGTGCTATCAACTCCGCATCAGATGCTTACTACGTCTCTGCCATAGCCTGTTTTTGCCTTACCTTTATCTTCCCTCCTGCCGTGATCGGTGCAGCCATCTGTGTCTATCGGGCAAAACAATGCAAGAAAGGAGGTAAGAAATGATATTCATTTATGATGTAAAGACCTACCGAAAGGTTAATAACAAAGGGCAGGAAATGTGTGAATTTGCCCAGGCATACGACCGTATCCTAGTACAGGATAAATGCGCAATGGATTCACTGAAGTGTGAATTTGAAGAAGTCGTCAAAAGACTAAACGAAAAATACCCTAACCAAAAGACGCTCATATTTAGAAGTAGTCATGAAACTTCCTCCGGAGGGCAATGGAGCTTTAAACTAGGAGATGACGATAGCACCCCTGTGTGCTTTATTTCTTATAGCAAAGTTCGTGGTCATTATTCTTTTGGAGAAGATACTTACCTGTTAGAGCAGAAAGGAGATCAACCATGAAAAAATACATAGAGAAAATCATACCATCTCAATGTCGTGTTATTAACAATGAGACAGGTTACATCCACTTAGAAGGCGAATCAATGATTCTCAGACCGGATGGCAGTTATGCCGGAACCGTAACCACGACTATCGGATCTATCAGAGAGAATCATATCGATACCGTTATTGAGATGCTTACCAACTACAAAAAGAAGATAGCATCGCCCAAAAGAGAACAAACTATTGACAAAATAATCACGTTCGATTTTAGGAACAAGATCAATAAAGGAGGTCGTCCATGAGTCGTCGTCATCGCCGAGCTAAGCGTGCCCGTATGCAAGCCATATTAAACTTAGTATCCGTATATTATGTTTTCAATCAATTTAAATTTATGATACTAATACTTAATCTATTAATCATACCATAACAGTACTTTTTACTGTCCTTTATAGCCCGCCCTCAGCGGGCTATTTTTGTGCCCATAACCTAAACATTAAACGTTATGGAGTACGACCATTTTGCCTATGGGGAAGCTCTCGCTTCATCATTTAAAGACATTTCCCATACACCGGATAAAAGAAGATTCTTCACCGCATTCGGACTGGAGGATCTGACGAATCTGAACGATCAACTATCTTCTGTCACCGGTACAATCCTTATCGCAGTAGATGGTTGCGAATCTGAATCAGAAGATAATGAAGCCGACGGTTTAAACGACAAACAAATATACTCATTCATTGTCGCTATGAACACTGTATCCGGAAAGCCTGACTCCATCAACCAAGCAGCAAAACATTGTAAGAAGATATGCAAACAGATCCGAAATGTACTGCTACAGGATCCTGATCTTAGAACAAGTCTTGACCGAAACACCCAAATCAATGGCATCGGACCAATCGGGGATAATTTCTACGGTACAGTTCTAACCTTCTCCCTGAATCTTCCGGAAGAATTCTTTGTTGATCCTAACTACTTTTTGTAATGGGCTTTTATAAACGATTATCAGAGAATAAGGCTGAGATCAGGCGTTACAATGCTGCTAGGAGGAAAGCACAAAAGTTCTCTGATTCTCCATCCTCCCGCCTGATCAGAATGGAAACCATCTCAGAAATTGAAAGATTCAACCTTGCTCAGGATGCAGATAAGCTCACCGCATTCAATAAAGAAGTGGAGCAATGGCAAGACTCTGTGACCACACAACTCAAGGCCGCTATCGGATCACGCAGTTTACGAATAGCCCGCGAGTTAGAACCGAAAGCATATACAGATAACTACGGATTGATCAATCGGCTTGGCTTCTCCTTCCCGCGTCATGGTGTCTATATCCATAAGGGTGCTGGTCGTGGACAAGGTGGTTTCATTGGATCCAAATGGAGTTATCTGAAACGGATCAATGGAATTGAAATCAATACTAGCATTATCAGGCACACTAATCCGGCATCACTGGGCAAGCAGGACGAAGGCAACCGGCGTGCTTACAGATGGTTCGATCCTGTCATCAAGAACAGACTCCCTGAGCTCGCAGACATCTGCATGCGCTATTTCGACACAATGCTTATCGACGCAACAAAAATATATATTGAAAAGTAACATCTTATGAATGACCTAAACCGAAGTATTAAAATATTCATCGACGGAAGTGAAGCATCTGCAGGAGTTAAAAAGATAGAAGATGCCATTTTCCAGTTAGAGAACAAAATCTCTGCTCTTGATAAAACGGAAGCAGGGTACGCTAGTAAATCCAAGATCCTACAAAAAGAGCTTGAAACTAAATATAAAGCACTTAACACCTACAAGCAAAAAGTTGCTGAGACTGACAGGATCCTAAAGAATCTTTCTGGAGCAACCTATGATGAGCTGTTAGCTGTTAGCCAAAAAGTTAGGAAGGAGCTCCGGGCCGCAGTTCCTGGTACTGAACAATACAATGCTGCTCTAGAACAAAATAGACGTGTGTCAGAAGCAGTAGCCCGTGCACAGAGAAATATGCAGGTGGAGATAGGTGCACAAGCTACTCCCATCAGGCGAAGCATCGACTCCTTCAAAAGGTATATCGGTATTATCACTACTGTGATAGCTTCTGTCACCGGTCTGACTTTTATATTAAATCAGTTACGGGAAAAACGTGATCAGCGTGAGGACACCAAAGCCGATGTTGAAGCATTAACCGGCTTATCTAAAGAAAACATCGACTGGCTGGAAGGAGAAGCCAAGCGCCTCTCCACTACAGTGACGGAGTCGGGCATTCGTATTCGCCAATCTGCAACGGATATCATGGATGCCTTCAAACTGGTCGGATCTGCCAAGCCTGAGCTTCTTTCCAATAAAGAAGCCTTGGCCGCAGTCACTGAGCAAACACTGATCCTAGCTTCCGCTTCCGGGATGACCCTGAGAAATGCTGTTGATGCCGTTACTTTATCACTTAATCAATACGGGGACGGAGCTGATCAGGCGGCCCGTTACGCCAATGTCATGGCCGCCGGATCTAAATACGGATCTGCTGCTGTCGAATCCGTAACGAAGTCTATCAAAAGTTCCGGGGTGGCAGCTGCATCTGCCAATATTCCTATTGAGCAGTTAGTCGGTACAATCGAAACTTTAGGTGAAAAGGGCATCAAGGATGAGATTGCAGGCACCGGCTTAAAGAAGTTCTTCCTCACCCTTCAGACAGGTGCTGACGATACCAATCCCAAAATTGTCGGTTTGGAAACGGCCCTGGACAATCTGCAGAAAAAACAGTTATCAGCAACGAAGATCAAAAAGATGTTCGGTGAGGAAGGTTATAACGTCGCATCTGTCCTGATCAATGAGGCGGAAAAGGTCAAATACTACACTCAGGCAGTCACGGGAACCAGTGTTGCTATGGAACAGGCAGCTACCAAATCGGACACAGCAGCCGCAAAATTAGCACAGGCTAAGAATAAGTTGAGCGAGATTGGGATGGAGTTAGTTGAAAAACTGAATCCTACAATTGTCAATGCTGTCGATGGTACTGTCAAATGGGGGCAAAAATTTGCGGACCTGATCGGATTCATGATAAAGCATTCCGGGACAATCATCACCTTAGCTACAGCAATCACAACCTACTACCTCGCTGTGAAAGCCGCAGAATTCTATGAGACAAAGTTCAGGAACGCAAAACTCTTAAGCATTGCAACCGATAAGATCTCTGAGACTCTGAGTAAGATCCGGCTGGCATCTACCCTAGCCCTGTCTGCTGCAAAATATGCACTAGCCGGCAATACTGCGATGGCCACGGCCGCCATGCAACGTCTCAATGCTACAATGAAAGGTAACATGTTGGGGATAATCATTTCATTATTGGCCACAGCAGCTGTTGCTATTTACCAATTTACCAAACGTTCCAATGAGGCAACTGAAGCACAGAAGCAATTCCAAGGGGAACTACTGAAAGAACAACGTTCACTCAACAACTTGTTCGAAGCATTAAAAAGAGCTGGGGAAGGAACTGAAGATCGCCGCAAACTCATTAAAGCAGTGAACGAAACTTATGGCCAGTATCTTCCTCACCTTCTGACAGAGAAGAGTTCTCTTGATGAAATCAACAATGCCTACAAACGAATTAACGGATCACTCCAAACGCAGATCGCCCTTAAAGTAAAGAATGAAGCTACAGACAAGATTGTTTCAAAAGAGATAAAGACTCAAGCAACAGCGCTGGAGAACATCAGTAGTAAGCTAACAAGCTCACTTGGGAATGGAAAACTCGTCAGCATGGTGATCGATGACCTGAAGCAAACCACTACTGAATTCCAAAAAGCCGGCATGGGATGGGAAAAGGCTTGGGGACAAGCCTACCATACCATTAGTGTGAAATACTTCAAGGGGCAATCACTAAGCAATGAAATGGGTGAGTATATGGAAGACTACATTAAGAGTGTATATGACATGGAAAAGAAAGTAGCTCAGACCGAAGCTAAGTTCAAACCATTCCTGGATCGTATCAACAATAACCTCCTTCCAGACACTGTTATCACTGGAACAAAGACTGAAGAAACAACACTCACCCCTGTTGACGAAACGGAAGCAAAAAAGAAAATGAAGAAGCAGCTTGAGGAAGAGAAAAAGCTCTATACTCAGAAGCAGGCTTTCCTAAAAGAGATATACCTGGAAGGTAATGATGAAACTCTACAGACCGAAAAGCAATTTCAGAAAGAAATGGAATGTCTGCAGATGGAATATCTGGAACGTTCATTGAAAGTCACTGGTACAAAATCTAAAGAAGGCATTGAGATCCAAAATCAGATCAATGATCTGAAGCTGAAGATGCAAAAAGAACATACCCAAGAACTGATTGATCAAGAAAAAATAGACTATGAACGTCAGCAACAGGAATTAAAAGAGTTATATGCTTCCGGGAAGGATAAGAATCTTAATTCCGAGGCTGCATACAATGATGCGATGGAACAGCTCACCGTCATGCACCTGAAACGTATGCTTTCTCTTGCAGGATTAAATGCAGAACAACGGAAGCAAGTAGAGAAGCAGCTGCTGGACTTCAAAGTCAAATGTCTGAAAGAAGAACAAGCTGCACATGCTAAAGCAAAAGAAGCTGAGCAAAAGAAGACCGAAGCACAGACCAAGAAAGAACAGCAACAATACCAGGAACGTATCAACACATATAAGCAATATGGATCCGAGTTAGGATCTGCAGTGGGTAACCTGATCTCCGGACAAGAAAATGCCATGCAAGGCTTTGCCGATACCATGATCGATATCATATTCGATGTGCTGGGTCAACTCATTAATGCAGAAATCATTAAAGCTACAGCCACAGCTACCGGTGCAGTAGCAAGAGTGACAGCGGAAGCTGCAGCTATGCCCGACTCTGTAGCAACATTCGGTGCTACTGCTGCAGCTCGCGTCGCCATCCTCTCCGGATTGATCATGGCAGCACTTGCTACAGCCAAGTCCACTCTAAAAGGTTTGATAGGTGGAAAGCATTCATCCAGTTCTTCCAGTGACACTGACTCTTCCACCGACCCTACTAAACGAGCAACAGTCAGTGTATCACAATGGGCATCCGGACGTTATGATGTGATCGGAGAAGATGATGGTAAGAACTACCGTAATGTACCTTACATCGGATCCTCCCCTACCGGAATCGTCCGACGCACTTCCCTGATTTCCGAAAATGGTGCTGAATTAATTATTAACGCTGAAGATCTTGCCAGACTGCAGAAACACATTAACTATCCTTTGATAGTGGATGCCATCGAAGATGCCCGCAGCGGACATATTCCCCAGCGTGCCTCCGGAAATTATTCGGTTGTTGACAATTACAAAGAGAACAACAAGGAAGCTGGCAACGCAGCACTATCCGCTACCGAACTTGAAGGATTGCTCAAAGAGATAGGCCGCCTCATTAGTACGCTTAAAACCTTGAAAGCATACGTCACCCTACGCGATATCCATAAAGCAGAAGAGCTGGACGAAAAGACAAAGAAACCGTTTACCCGATCAACTAAATAAATCAGCCATGTCACTCAAAATATCTAACGCCTCCGGAACTTTCGACCTACAGAAAGATTTCAATACAGAAATAGAAGACAGTTCTCCTATCTATAATGAGCGTGGTTCCCAGTCCATCGCAGCCACCATACCGGGCACAAAGAAGAATCTTCGCCTAAACAAGCACATTGAGCGAACCGACATTGATACCGCTCCTGCCAAAGATGATCGTATCACGATTTCCGATGGCGTATATCACCGCGTCGGGAAGATGAATGTGGTAAGCGCATCCGAGGAAGAAGGTATTACCTTTAATGTTGGTTTTAGTGAGTCCGAATTATACAGCATTTGGAACGCAGTTTCCCTGCAATCTCTAGACATGCCGGTCTACAAACCGGAAGGAGGAGTATCTGCTCTCGTTTCCTATATTTTAGATAATAGATCAAAAGAAGACTCTCCGTTTTGCCTTTTTCCTATAGCCGTATCTTACAATCGTAAAGTAGATAAAGAGACCATAGACTACCTGGAATATCTAAACAACTATAACGGATCATTCGGAGCAGCCCGAACAGAAACTTTTTTCATAGATGACGGGCCGGTAGAAGTATCACTACCCGAAGGTTATGGAGTCACACCATTCCTAAAAGTAAGCTACATACTTGAAACCATCTTCGCAGCCTATGGCTACACCATCATCGAAAATCCATTCACTACACACCACCAGCTCAAACAGCTGGTAGTACTTAATAATGCTGCAGACTGCTGTGTCAAAGGTATCCTGAAATATTCCGAATTGATGCCGGATTGCACCATCAATGAATTCATGCAAGCACTTTGGTGCCGTTTCGGTCTGCTCTATTTTGTCGATGGAAACACCCGCAGCGTCCGGCTTAAATTTATACGAGATATCATCAACGCTCCTCACTCTTCAGACTGGACACTATTGAAAGCATCAAAACCGGTCATTAATTTTGAAGAGCCACAGCAACTTAAATTATCAGCTTCAACTAATGTGAAAGGCCCGACGGATGAATCTTCCGCTGCACCCGCTGCCGAATCACTGGACAAATTTCTCAAGCCATACAATTATATCGTAACGACTAAAGCTGGAGGATATCTAGTCTATAAGCCTCAGTATGCAGCCTATTACAAAACAGACAATGTCACCCAACAAACTGAATTTGTATCCTCCGAGTTCTTTTCCTGGGACAGAGGAGCAGATATGGCATACAAAGATATCTCCTCTGTTGATGAATTCCTCCCGTCCAAGCTGGCTATGTTTAAAGTAAGCACAACCAAAAATATCTCCGTCCCGCTTTATCTTTTCAGCAAAGTACATCGCTATACTACTATTACAAGTTCAGACGTCGACATATCCGAGAATCTGGAATACCAGACTCCACTCGCTTTTTGCTTCTCGTTCTTTGACTCAAACAGCTATTTGGTCTACGGATCGCAAAACTGTTTAGATTTACAAGGTAAGCCGGCACTGGATAAGCAGTATGGTGAAGCCTGTGACATATCACTCACTTTTGTTGGCCAATACGGATTGTTCAGTCATTTTTGGCGTGACTACGATGCGATACTCCGACATGCTAATCATGTGGTCGAAACTGACGTACATCTGTCTGCACAACAATGTATGAATCCGAGCTTCTTGTCCCCTATTCTGCTGGATGGTCAACGTATGTTGCCTGATTCAGTCCGATATACACTCCCATATCGTTCGTCGGTTCCGGCTAAAGTAAAGCTGCGAACGATCAAACTACTTAAGCCTTTTGATTTGGACAAAGAGCAAACTGTACCTATCGTTGAACAACTCTATACATGGAAACGATTCGATAATAGATCAGCCGCTGTCAACGCTGCGACCAAGAGCCAAGTGGACGAATGGAGAAGTAAATTGGGGAAAGATCAAACCATTTATGATCTGCAGTACAAGAACGCATCAACGGATGCTCCTAACGTAAAGATACCTCTGTCTGTTCCGACTGAAGAGGACTTCAATAATAAACAAGAATACTTTATTTACAAGGCAACGCACAGTTTTGATTTATACTACCGAGTACGGACATATCTAGGTACATCAGGTGGTACCATGCATTACGACATCAGCGATCCTAAAGGAGGAGTGCATTACGATGTGCAATATGACCAGTTTGTGCGTGCCGAACTGTTTTAGTTGTCCTTTATCACTCATGTTATAATCTTCAATTTTGCAATTATGAATAATCAAGTGACCATTACAGCAGCTATACAATCCGCCAGCATCGAACAAATGCTGCTTGCCTATAAATCGTATTCAGGGAATGCCTCTGCTACTTCTGATGAGTTCTTTGAGTTCCTCACCCTTCCGACTGCGGAGCGGGAGGCTTTCTTACAGCATCAATGTGCTTGTGATTATCAGGTACAGGGATCTATTGTTATACCTAACTACCAAGTAAAATGAGCCTACTATCAGTAAACATATATCCGGCCAGCATGGCTTTGACCGGGAACCCGATTAAGCTATCGATCAGTAGCAGCTCGCGTGCAACCTATACCATTTCAGCTGATGGAAAAGAAATATTCACCGGCAGCGGAGAAGGCGACTTCTTTGTCTTTCTACAAGACATCCTTGCTGATGTCGTGCGACCGGCACAATTATATAATGAGTCTGAGAAGATCCTGCTCCAAGCAGATAGTTGTGCCAAAAGCATTACAATCAACGTTTCAAACGCAAATGGAGAAACAAAGGTTTTATATCTAAACGTGTTTATCGGAGGAGTCAGCAAGCGAATGCTCCGGCATCTGCATGAAGAAAACAAAAGCGTCTTTCTCTGGAAGTTAATGAATCCGGAAGTGAACTTCTTCCAGACTACACGAACGACCGGAAAACTTATCACGATCAGGGAAACGGAATTGCTGCCTATGCCTTTCATCTATCCTGAAGGAGGAGTTATGAAAATCCTCGCAAACGGAATAGAGACAACAATAGAAGGATCAGCCGGGCAACCGGTCGCTTTGAATATATATCGCCTCCGGAAGCAGTTGTTTGATACACATCATATCTTGGCTTCCGTATTTGATGTGTATGTAGGAGAGAAAAAATCTTGCACGATCGTCATTACGCCGGGCACAATCAGCCGCGAAAGATATCTCCTGCAGTTTCTCAATTCATACGGTTCCTATGAGTTAATCGAAATCACCGGTATCGGTACCATCAAGCGCGAAGCTGACGAAGAGAACGCATTCAATGCGTATGATGAAGTTATAGACGACTACGTAGAATCTTGGGAAAGATTGTCCGGGAAAGAATCTATGACTGTAGAATCAGGATACCGGACGAATGATGAACTAATTTTTTTGATCGATATGTTATCCTCTGAAGACGTCCGTATCCTCGGCATGGACGGACGAAATATCAGAGTTAACGTCACAGCTGAGAACCTGACCAGAGCAGCTCGCGCCATTTCTCCGGAGAGTGTCAAGTTAACCTTGCATTTTAGTGATTCAGAGCAAAGAGTTACCGGATCATTCGGTGATGATGATTTCGGATCCGCACGCATACATACCGAACAATTCACTTCACAATTCAACTGACATGGCAGATAACCAGGAAGTCATAGATAAACTCATTGATTACATCGATCAAGCCATTCTGAAGAACAGTGTATCTAACCGGGATGTGGCAGCCGTATTATCTTTCCTGAATGAAAGATATAAGAATATGCCCGGATCCGGAGGGAGCCTGACCAAGGATATCCGCGTCACAGCTCCACAAACCGGATACATTAAACCGGGCGATGTTCTGAAACAAGGAACAACATACGAAAGTCTCTTCAGGACAATGCTCTCACATGCAGAGTCAGCATCCCTGGTAGGACATCTGTCAACGTCCAATGACGTCGAGTACGGGACGGCTAAAGGACAGATCACTTATATAGCAAGCAGGTATGGTAACGGTGAAATGATCAAAGCATATTATGATTACAATGAAGCATTCAAAATGGAATTCTCAGCAGAGAGCAATGGCGAGCAAAGAGCTGTACGAGTCTTAGACGGATACTATACTCAGGGAGAAACCTATGCTGCCACAGTGGTTTATGCTGCAAGCGCAGATAATGCCATACCGCAGCAAACTTTAAATAATAAGATTAGCGTAAATGTGAGGCGTAAATGGTTCGCAGGGGTATGCTCCTCTATTCCTCAGTCATCTGCTGATATAAGGGCATTGGGCACAAGTGGATTCTATACCGGTCCCGGTACCTTTAAGTTCCCTGCATCAAACTGGAAAATAGTGGCTGTATGTGTTCCTTCAGGCACACTGTCAGAACTGTCTCTGACTTCTTATCCCGCCAACTTTGCAGAAGATAAAGAATACTGTATAGGTCCTATCAAGATATCAGTAGAAGGCGCAAACAGTAGCGAAGCTATTGATTATAATCTATGGTACCTGCAAACCGGTGGACTCAACGACCCGGATACATTCACTTTTAAAATAGTATAAGGATATGGTAAAACTGAATATAAAAGGTTCAAGCTTCGCCGCTCAATATAGAAGAACAACGGCTCGTTTTATCGACTCTACGGATGGCTGGGAATCACTGGAGGAAGCAACCCGATATGCACAGAATATTGAAGAAGAGGAATATTTTCCGATTGATGGACAAATTATAACAGTCAAGGAAAATGGGAAAACGAATGCTTATATACTCGTTCCTGATGAATCAATTCCCGTTACTAATAAGCGTAAGCATTACAAGCTCGAACCCATCTCCTCTAAATCATTCGGTGATGATCGTTATGCACGTAAAGACATCAAAGACACGTTAGAGAAAGGCTTTACTTCGAAGGATACATGCGACATCGAAGGAGGCTTAAATGTTGGTAAACTTACGAAGTTATCCGGTGGAGTAGTTGTCACAGCAGACACCAATTATTCTTTAGCAGAATCAGAAAAAGAAAATCCCGAAAATAAAAGCACTATGGCAATAGGATTAACAGAAATACCAGGTAATGGCAGCGGATTCGGCTCCAGTTCCCTAGGCGAAATGGACAACACAGATGAATCATTTGATACTGTTCCTGATGGCAATTACATTTTTCAGAAACGGGCAGGCGTATTTTACCCTATCAAATCTGCTGCAGGTGGCGGAGGAACAAAGCTCACGCTTGCCTTTGTCACTCCGTCTAACATGACCGCCGTCCATGGTAAGGAGACACTGATCAAATACACATACTCATCTACCTTGTCCGGAGAAGAAACCGGCGAAGGCATCGCAACCTATACCTTAAACAATAAGCAGGTAGCCTCCGAAACAATCAACCAAGGCGAAGTCTCATTCAACATAGGCAAATACCTGTCTTTAGGTGACAATATCCTCATCGTACAAGTAACCGACAGTTACGGAGCTATCCGCAAGCTGACATTCAAGATCAACGCAGTAAGCATTGCTGTAACGTCTACATTTGACGATTCAAAAGCCTATGTCGGAGCGATCTCATTCCCATATACCCCGCTTGGTGCCGTAGAGAAAACCATTCACTTTGTCGTTGATGGTAAAGAAACGGGTACCTACACCACATCTGTATCTAATCGTCAGCAGACATATTCAATCCCGGCACAGGCGCATGGTGCACATACGCTCGACGTTTATGCGACGGCAACGATCAATGATACCGAAGTAGAAAGCGATCGTCTACGCTATGATATTATCAGCATTGTATCCGGAAACAACACACCGGTTATTGCGTCATCCTTCAGGACTGCCGAAGTCGAACAATTCGGCACACTCCTGATCCCCTACATCGTTTATAATCCTGCTACAACGACAAGTGATATCACCCTGTCAGCTAATGGAACCGTGATCAGTGATCAAACGATCGACCGCACGCGACAAACATGGAGTTACCGGGCAGAAACTCCCGGAGAACTGGAACTGAAAATAGCATGCGGATCTGTGAGCAAAACATTCAACCTGACGGTTAGGGAATCAGAGATCGATGTTCGTCCGGAGGAAGCAGATCTCGTTCTCTTCCTCACCTCCGTGAACCGCAGCAACAACGAAGAAGGGAAAAACATCTGGAACTATGGCGAGATCTTCGCTGTACTTACCGCATTCAACTACGCAACGAACGGATGGATCAAGACAGTTGACGGATTCGTAGCTCTTCGCGTTAATGGCGATGCACGTGTAACCATCCCCTACAACTCCTTTGCCAACGACTTCCGTTCTACCGGTAAAACAATCGAATTCGAATTTGAAACCAGAGACGTTACCGACTACGATTCAGTCATTCTCAGCTGTATGAACGGAGGAATCGGACTTGAAGTGACCGCACAGAAAGCCATATTCAGATCTGAACAAACCTCTATCGAAACACAATTCAAAGAGGATGAACGTGTCCGGATCTCCTTCGTGATCGAAAAGAAAGCGGAGAACCGGCTGATCTTCGTCTACATCAACGGTGAGATCTGCGGACTGATCCAGTATCCGGAACAGGACAACTTTACTCAGCCCAATCCTGCCGGGATCTCGATCGGCAGCAGTGACTGTACCGCAGATATCTTTAATATCCGTGTCTATGACAATGCCTTAAACCGTTATCAGCTTCTCGACAATTACATTGCCGATATGGACAATCTTGAACTGAAGCGCAAGCTATATGCCCGGAACAACATTTATGACGACTATGGGAATCTCAGCTATGAGAAGCTTGCGAATCAGAATATCTCATTCACCATCGTCGGCGAGCTTCCGACTTTCAAAGGAGACAAGAAGACTGTCACCCTTGTTTATGAGGACAGGGAACATCCTGAACGCAGCTGGGTAGCAACCGGAGTAGAGATCGACGTACAGGGAACATCGTCACAATGGTATCCGCGAAAGAACTTCAAGACAAAATGCAAGCAGGGATTCACCATGACCGCTACCGGTGAACATGCCGATAAAGTTGCCATCTTCGAAGAAGAAATACCTGTAAACGTATTCTGCTTCAAAGCGGACTTCGCCGAATCTAGCGGTGTACACAATACCGGTATGGCCCGTTTGATCGACTATATTCTTCGTGGCATGGGATTCCTTACTGAAGCACAGAAGGCAGATCCCCGCGTCCGGACGACAGTCAACGGTCGCCCGTCGGTGATGTGGCATCAAACATCAGAAGATGATGAGAGAACATCATTGGGCAAATACAACTTCAATAACGATAAGTCAACGAATGAAACATTCGGATTCAAGGCCGGCTGTGAAAGTTGGGAGATCCTGAACAATACTTCCGACCGTGTACTCTTCAAACGTTCGGACTATATCACCGTCGACTCGGAAGGTAATATAGAATGGCTGAAAGACTTCGAAGCTCGTTATCCGGACGAAAACGAAGACTACACGAATCTAAAGCGCCTGACTGACTGGCTTGTCTCCGTAAAGGATAACCCGACGAAGTTCCGGGCCGAAGCTGATCAGTACCTGGACATGAATTTCATGTTATCGTACTACACGATAACAGAACTCTTTGCGATGGTCGACCAGCGTGCCAAGAATATGTTCCTGACTACCTTCGACGGAATCCGCTGGATCTGCATCTTCTATGATAATGATACAGTGTGCGGACTGAATAATGAAGGCGTAGCAGCATTTGACTATACGGTTGAGTACCACGACCAGATCGGTAACAAGGATGTGTGGAACGGTGCAGAGTCAACTCTCTGGAATAACATCGAGCAGGCATATTCTAAAGAGATAGCAGCTATGTATGCTGAAATGCGGTCAAAGAAGCTGCTCACTTATGAAGAATGTATCCGCTTCTTCGACACCGAACAGGGAGATGCCTGGTGTGAAGCGGTCTACAATGAGGACAGCTGGTACAAGTATGTCCGTCCATTACTCGATGAAGGGAATGGATCATACCTGTATGCTGCCCAGGGAAGCCGCAAGATGCACCGTCGCTGGTGGCTATACAACCGATTCAAATACATGGACTCTAAATACATTGCCGGAGACTATAAGAATGACTTCGCAACTCTGCGTCTGTACACCCCTTCAGAGTGGGAAGGATTAGAACCTAATGCGGATATGACCATCACGTCGTATGCCGGGCAGTATGTCAACGTCCAGTACGGATCATATACAGTCGGCACTCGGTCACAGAAAAATGTACCGGTACATATTAAAGCTCCTGCCATCCAGTTCAACGATACTGAAACGATCATTTTTGGCGCCGGTCAGATCAGCAGCCTAGGGGATCTATCCTCTTTATATCCCGGTTCGGTCGACGTATCGAAGATGACCAAACTGGTGGAGCTGATTATCGGGTCCGGAGCAGAAGGCTATCGAAACACGAATATGGAAGTGCTCTCAGTTGGTGCAAACCACCTGCTCCGCAAGTTAGATATCCGCAACTGTCCGAACCTGAAACAAGCAATAGACCTTGCATTATGTTCCAACATTCGCGAGATATGGGCGGAAGGAACCGGAACATCCGCAGTTGTATTGCCTGAAGGCGGTAACTTGACGATGCTTCACCTGCCAGACACCATTACAAATTTAACGGTCCGGAATCAAACGGAACTGACTGATGCGGGATTGGTACTCGCAGGGGTACAGAATCTTTCGACAATCAGATGGGAGAATACGAACAAGGCTAATGTCCTGTCTGTCATTGACAGATGCTTGGCGCTTGATGAACCGAAACTAGTACGTATCCGGATAACAGAGCTTGACAGCTGGTCTGACACGCTTGATTCGCTGGTGGCGATTTCCGGATTAATGGGAATTGATGAAAACGGGAACAACATTCCTTCTCCCGTAATAACTGGAAAATTACATGTAAGGCAAGCTACCGAAAGGGCACTGGACATCGTCCACAAGAGTTTTCCTCAGCTGTCCGTTACTTATGACGAACTGTTCGTTCCTGACGGATACAGCATAACCATAACAGGCGATTCGACGGTATACGAGGGAAAGACGCTGCAGCTTACGGGAAAAAGCAGCAGCAGTAATTATCCTGAAATCATCTGGAGTATACCCGCCTATGGCGAATTGTTAGAGGATGCTATCAGCATTGATGATACAGGGCTGGTAACGGCAAAATTAGATCCGAGTAACGTCAGCTACAGTAAAACGTTTACTGTAAGATGCACATCCATTTACAATCCTCGTATCAGAACCGAGAAAACTATAACAGTTAAAGGTATCGCTATCACCGGACTGACTATCACCGGAAATAATATTATGAGTGTTAATGATATTCAACAGTTAGCGCTGGCCATTTCTCCCGAAGACGCAACAAAGGATCGCAGTGTTGTCTGGGAGTCAAGCGACATAACAGTTCTGACGGTTGATGCAGGAGGTTACGTGAAAGATGTTTATGACGGGGAGGAATATAAGTCAGCCGTCATTACCGCAAGGTTAAAGATTGACGGGAGTATCAGTAAAGAGTTTACTATTACAGCCAAGGATATAGTTATTATAACGGCTGCGGCCAATGCTCCGGTCATGAGTGTTGTTTACGAAAATGGATGGAGCAAGACAGATACCGAAATGTACGCCAGTGAAGCTATGAAAGTAGAGCACATATCTGGATATTTTAAGAACAATCAAAACTTACTTTCATTCGAAGAGTTCAAATACTTTACAAGCGTAACAAGCCTTAGCTCTGGTTTTTCCGGTTGCAGTGCCTTAGTTTCTATCGCCATACCAAAAAGTATAACTAAAATGGAAGATTTCTCTTTTAATGAATGTCGCAAACTAAAGACCGTATTCCTGCTTTCTCAAATCCCTCCGACAATATATAGTAACACATTTTATGGTACAAATTGTACCTTCATCGTCCCCAAAGGAAGCCTGGAGGCTTACCGTACAGCAACGAACTGGAGCTCATTAGCAAGTAGAATTAAAGAATCGGAGGAGTAAGACTATGAGAACAGATAAATTAAATAATAAGCACATTCTTGCGGACGAAGGAAAAGTACTCCGCAGGATTTCCGACGGTCAGCTGTTCGGAAATGAAATCTATCTCGGATACACCTACTACTTGTCAGGTGAAGAGCTTACGGAACCATTACTGGAACTTCCTGAACACTATGAGGAGATAAATGATCCTGTTGACGAAGAAGCCATCCTTATTGATGAAGATACTCCGCTGGAAGAAGAGCCTGAATATACTTTGTTCTCTGATAATGAAGGGCCGGAAGTTATCGAAATCACAGAAAGGGAAAAAGTCACCGTAGCTGATTTTCGCAGACTGGAAAAACAAGTCGAATTACTTATGCAAATGATAAGAGGAGCAGAATAATGGCAGGATTAATAAACACGGGTATATGGGGATTCATTTCCTCGGCTAAAGCGACAGGCAGGAAGATCTTGAACGCTGCCGGTGAAGAAATGGACGAATGGGTAAGCACATTCGTTTCCGGTGTCTCCGGCTGGATTGTGGATAGGTTAGGCAATGCAGAATTTAAATCCGTTTTTGTCCGTGACAAGTTTATCACGAATGAATTTGTATACAACCGTATCCGTGTGACAGAGGATGAAGAGATCATCTCAAGTAGCATGAAAATAGCCTCCAGCATAGACAATGGCGATGGGACATATACCGTTTTCCCTGATCTGCGTGAAGGTGATTATAATCCGCTTGCCGATGGTGACTTGGTAATGGGATACTATCATAATCCTGTAAACAGCGGTGTTATCTACTCAGTACAGAAATTCACCGCTATCACCGATCCGGAGAAGGGGGATCAGTCTATTTTACTTGAAGTTGAAGGGGATTCTGTCGCTTACCAACACATGATAATCGTGCGTGTGGGTAATACCTTTGACCAAGAACGGCAATCATTCATCCGCATCTCATCGAAAACGAATTGTCAGTACTTCTACGACGGGATTAATAGTTGGGCGGCTTATATAGATCCGGATCACGTAAAGTGCGTTCTTGGCCATGCCGATATCGGTCTGATTCCTGCCTGGGCGAAAGAAGCTGTAGGCGAGATAAGAAGATGGTTCGGACTTATCGCCGACGGAGTGATTATCCGAGGAACGTTCATTCTTCACAATGACAAGACAATTGAAGATGAGCTGAACGACCGTGAGGTTCAGATACGTGGTGACTTTCAGATTCGGGAGGATGGGATCACGGGAAAATGGGAAGAAGTCATCAAGTACGCGAAGGAAGCTTCTGATTCTGCTAGCTCTGCTGCCGGATCAGCTACCACCGCAGGTGAACATGTGACCAAAATCGAAGAACTTTCTTCTGAATTTAATGTCAATTACGAAAAGTTGTCTGCTGACTTTACCCATAAAGTCGAGACTGAAACGACGAATGCTCTGGGTGCTATCACTACAGCAACAGAAGAAGCAACCGGTACACTTCAGCTCACTGCAAGGGACTTTGTACTTGCATTCACTAATCTCGTAAATACTAAAACAGAAGAGGCAACCGGAGCGATATCCGAAGCGAAGAAATCCGCAGAATCATCCCTAAAAATGACTGCCGAACAGCTTGATCTTCAATTCAAGAAAACAGTAGAAGAAAAAACAGAAGAAGCGACCGGAGCGATCACTGATAAAAAAGAATCTGCTGAATCAGACATTCAGGCTTCAGCGGAAGAACTAACAGCTACTTTCAATAAGAATGCAGAGGAAAAGGTAAAGGAAGCCGACGGAGCTATCACGACATCTAAGAATGCCGCTAAATCAGAAGTAGAACTCACCGCTAAGAACTTGACCGCAACCTTCGAAGAGAATGTTCAGAAGAAAACGATATCAGCAAAAGGTGAGATTGACGTGACAACAGAAAGCTGCAAATCTGAGCTTAACTTGACTGCTGAAAGGTTGACTACCAAGTTCGAGGAAGCCGTTGCTGATGCCGAGGGAGATATCATTAAAGAAATCGGTACCCAGGTCACCCAAAACGCAAAAGAGTGGAAGGTTGAGGTTATGGGTACCGACAAGGACGGTAATCCCAACACGATTCTTGCTGCTATCAATGCCGATGAATCAGGAATCAAGATCGAAGGAGAACGTGTCCAGATTAGCGGCCAACTTTTAGTTGAAGCCATCATGACCACCGGTATAAACATAGACAACAAATTCATTGTATCGATAGAGAATGGGAAAGCAAAAGTTACAGTAAACGGTGAAATTAATGCTACAAGCGGAACATTCTCCGGATTCTTGAAAATACCATTTAAAACTTTTAAAGAAGGAGCTATCCCAAATGCTGCTACCGGAGAATATACCGTATCTGACTATTTCAATCTCGAAGCAAAAGGGGAAGATACAGCTACTCGTCTAACTCTCAATTTACCTACTGATGAAAAGTATATTGGTACGGTCCTTACCGTCTATGATAATCCTGTAAAAACAAGAATAGCCCCTATCGTCGAGATTATAGGAAAGATGTATCACCCTTTAAATGTCGATGTTTACGGACTAAAATTAGTAACAAAAATAGAAACAGGTAAAGGAGGAGTAATACAGTTTATCGGAGTTAGTCGCTACGATGGATGCGTATGGTATGTTATTACTGACAGTCTGGGAGAAAGTACCAGGACATAAATAATACATTATTAATCACTAAAAACAAAACTTATGAAAAAGGTATTTTATGAATCATGGATCGCAAAGTATCTGCTTGGATGCACTTCTATTAAAAGAAAAACCGCCTGCTCATCACGAGTTAGCGGCTGACAAACACAAACAAAACAAACATTAAGGGAAATATTCCCTTACAGAATTGGTGCAAAGGTAATATTAATAATTAAAAGAAAAAATCAAATGAACAACATCGACTCAATTATCATTCATTGTTCTGCCACTAAAGCTGGGCAAGATTTTAAAGCAAAAGACATCGATCGTATGCATCGTGCACGTGGATTCAGCCAAATCGGATATCATTTTGTGGTAGATTTAGACGGTACCATTGAAGAAGGTAGATCTCTCCAAATCGAGGGAGCACACTGCAACACAAAAGGATCATCCGATTTATCATACAATAAACACAGCATTGGAATTTGTTATATCGGAGGTCTTGATATGAGTGGGCAAGCAGCCGATACTCGTACCGATGCTCAAAAACAATCCATGCGTGATCTCGTAATGAGACTCAAACAGGAATATCCCATTGTTGAAGTTCTCGGCCATCGAGACACATCTCCGGATCTGAATGATAACGGGATTGTAGAGTCGAGCGAATGGATCAAAATGTGTCCCTGTTTTGATGCTGCCACAGAATTTGGATATTCTCCCACAGTCCTGATTCGTCCATAAATCTTTGAAATAAAGGAATCCAATAGTGAGGAAATAGAAAATAATGGGGGAATATAAAGCCCCCAGCCAGTTAGTAGTATCTCACCACGTACTAACAAAATGCGACACGCCGCACAGCTGGGGGCTAAAGACCTCTGCTGCGACGTATCGCATTTGTTTTTACGTGGTGAGGTCACAAAGATAGCTAAATAAAAAAGACAATGAACAAATACTATAAAATTTTGGGCAAAATACTTGATTCAGGGAAGGTACAAGCCAACAAAAAAGGTAATATCAAATATCTCCTGAATGAACAATTACATTTAACTCCTATAGACCTACTTGACATTTTTGAAGGTCACAATATTGCACGAAAAAAACTGAAGAACGAACTTCAGTTGTTCATGCAAGGAGAAAGAAGTGTAGAGAAGTACCGGAATGCCGGGATTAATTGGTGGGACTATTGTGGCTCTATCCTAGTGAATAGTTACCCAACTTATTTCGAGAAGCTTCCACCTCTCATCGACAAAATCAACAGAGAGAAAAGGAATAGCAAGAACTATGTACTATTCCTGGGTGCAACTGATGTAGAAAGCAACCAGGCACCATGCCTGAGCTTAGTGCAGTTTCAAATAGATGAAGGAGAATTAGTTCTCTCCGCTTACCAACGTAGTTCTGATGCCAGCCTCGGCTTACCTGCAGATATTTATCACTTATATTTAATGTCAAGACAGATAGATCTGCCATTAAAGTCAATAGCGCTCACGCTTGCAAATGTGCACATCTACGAGAACAACATTGAGAATACTCATAATCTAATCGCAGGAAATGAGAATGTGAAATTTGAGCTAAATGTATAGACATACCTTTAAAATCGTGCGGGCGCATCATTTTTGTACACATTCGTACAAAAATTGTACGTCCGTTATTTCCTAGTAATCAACAAGATAGGCATATTCCGTACAAAAGTACAATTTAAAAGGCAAAACTGTTGAAGCACTGTACTCCTTCTTGTTTACTCTCATTCAACACATGAGCATATACTAATGTCTCCTTAAGATCCGAATGCCCAAGGATCTCCTTCAAAGAAGCGATATCCTTAGTCTTACGCAAAAAAATGGTTGCAAAGGTATGCCTACCTACTTTATGCGTTATGTGCTTTTCTATACCGGCAATGACAGCAATCTCTTTTAGATACCGATTCATCGTCTGATCAGCGCACAGTTTCTCAAAGACAGGCCCTTTCTTCCTGGTACCAACAATGTTCTTTAATAGTTGTCTCAACGGTTCTGATACCGGGACCTGAATTGGCATCGGCTTTCTCTTCTTCAATTTCATCCGGAAATAAGTGAAAGTAGTATCAGTGAACTGCTCTAAAGTTAGTTCTTTGGCATCCCCTATATGCAAAGAACTAAAGCATAAGAACAAGAACAGTTCAAGGGTTTTGTGATATTTATATTCTAGATCTCCGGAAGTATATAACTCCATCAATGTTTGCAATTCGTGTTCATACAGATATTCTCCTGACGGAAGCCCTTTCTTTATTGCCCATTTTTTAAAAGGATTTTCATCCATATATCCCGCATTGAAAGCAGCCAGAACATACTTTTTGATTGTGGCCATGTTTTTATTCGCCGTGTTTTGGTTGTTCTCCAACTCATTCATTAAATGGAAGAAGTATTCGTCAAGCCACTCACTTGTTATATCATCAAAATAAAGGTTAGGATTATACTCCTTCAATTTCTTTATTACTGATAAATTAGTCTTGTAGGTAGAATCTTCAAGTTTTAGAGACTCCTTCCTCTGATAGTCCGTCACAAAGTCAAAGAAAGTGTTATAATCAGTCGGACGATGATATGCTTTAAGAAAAGAGTCCCTGGTAAGTTTCCTGTCACGGAGGCGATACTTTACAAAAACATTGTTTACTCTGGCTAGAATAGTTTCTATAATCAAGTTCTTATCTTTTGCCAACTTGTCTCCTGCCCCAACACATTTCTTCTTATCGTTCCAGTCTTTGATGTCAACTGAAACTTTCGTAGAAAAGTTCACCTTTTCACGATTAACATAAAAGGATAACCACACGACTCCATTATCCGGGTCGCTCCCATAGGTTCTTAGATATATTTTAATGGTTACCATGATCTACAATGGTTCCGTTTGCAGGTGAGAATTGATCTCCGGTCTACACCTGCACAGTTTGTCACACAAATGAAGAGGTAGCTAATTAACTGAATATCAATAAATAGCAAATGCCGGACACATTGCTGTATCCGGCATTTTGACCACTTCGAGGTTCCTGGCGGTCACTAAATACTACGATTTAATGATACGTTATACAACTTCATAATCTCACTAACTCAAAACTACAGATCAACTGTATCATTTTACTAAATACCAACAAATCTCATAGTAAGTTATAAAATTGGTCCCTACAATGGTCCCTACTCCCCTATTCAAGATAAACAACAGTATTGAAATAACTCAAGTATTTAATCCTCAATTTCAAAGTCCTCTAATATACTTTGAATATCAATATCATACTGTTCAAACATTACCTTTAAACTAGATAAATCATAGAATGATATATCTATAATATTTGTTTTTTGATGTTCTTGTAGGAATCTGAAAAATTTGTTACTAATATGTTTTGCCATCGGATCATCTGTATCCTTATCTAAAACAGTTTTTAACAAATTAAACATATCTTTCAATTCCTGATCAGAAGGTAAAATTGAAAATTTCTGCAAATAATTGATTTTCTCATACAAATAACAATGAGTAGAAAAAGCTTTAACTTGAAATTCCTCTCTCTCTGCAATAAGAGCAAGCATTAACCTTTCCCCTTCTTCAAAATAAGGCTTAGCATTGACCAAATCCTCTGAAAAATTAGCCTGTTTTAGAAAATTTCGAGCAATAGCATTTCTAACCATATATGAATTAGGATATAATGCTTCAGCTTGGTGAAAATGATTTAATGCTTTTTCATACTCAAAATCTATTTGTTCTGAAATACCAACTTGAATCCAATAATTATAATTATCATCATAATAATTCTGAATATCAAACAACATATTTTTAATTGCAGAAGTCTTTAAACCTATTTTTTTCCTCAATAGTTTTTCTTTCATTAAAGAAGATTGTATTTCATTCCAGTAAGTAGGAATATCATCTACTATTTGTGGAGAAATATTCACTAATATTTCTCTCACTATTTCCATTTTTTTAATAAACGAAGCTTTTTGAAGAATTGTACTAACTAGGTAAGAATTTCTTAATTCTATACCATTCAAATTATTATAACGAATAAAATCTTCTATTTCTAAAAGTGCATCTTTAGCTTTATCCTGATAAATTAAAGTCAGCATTTCAAGCGGATAATAAGCTAAATCCATTTTCTCAAAAATAGCCAAACTAACCAGTAAATCTCTACCAATATCTGAAAATCTTTTAAAGCTACTCACTAATTCAGACTGAAATCTCCGGTAAAATCCTTTGCCATAAGTTATGCTGAAAAGAATATTTGACACATCATTTGCACTATTTATGAAATTAATTCTTTCCGTATGAGATTTCTTTTTTAATTTACCTAAATATCCCTTTTTATCTAACTTAGTATCTATTTCAAAAGCAAACTCATCATCAATTCCAGGCTCAATATGATATTCAAAAAACGATTCAGTAACTAAGTTATATCGCTTTCTATTATGAAAGAAAGGTCTTGATGATGTTAATATCACCAGCTCCTTATGCCTTGGAAATATTTTCAATAAACTTCGTAAAGCACCATAATAATAACTAGCATTATCAATTATCAAACAATACCTATCAATAGATTGTTCTCTAGCGCTCTGCACAAATGTATAATAATTAAAACGACGTCCCACAAAATCAAATACATGATATCCCTGTTCATGCAAGTAAAGCCCTAACCTTTTCAAATATACGGACTTTCCAGACATAGCTTTACCAACAATAGAATAAACAGAATGTTTAACATTTTTAGACGATATGTACGACATATAAATATCAAAATTATCAATAATATGCTGATATTTAAAATCCCAATCGTTAAGAATATCTTGCCATTTGGGTTCTTGACCTAAATACAAATCACTACGATATGATTTATAAGCCTTTAGCTTTACTATATTTTCGCTAAAAGGATAAAAGCCATCAATTTCTGTCAGTATTTTACCATCACTAGGTATATCCACTAGGATTTCTTTTTGAAGAAAATCAGCAAATTCATCGGTTTTCCATCTTATAATATTTCCTCCAATAGATTTTATCTTTTGCTCAAGTACTAGAGACTTACTAGGATTAATAAAAAAAATTTGACCTTTTGAAGAGCCTAAATTTTGTTGATATAACATCAAATAATAATTCAAATTTGATTCGTTATAATCAGTCCCTACAAAAATAAAGTCCTTGTACTGTATATCCATACCAAATTGATTAAATCTATAATCACGAGATTTTAGCATAGAATCAATATATTCTTTTGAAGTAAAAACAAAGCCAGCACTTGGATTTCTCACACATCCATGCAACTTTATATATTCTATCCTATCTGTTTGTCCCAAAGTCTTAGGTCTGCTTAGATTTTGTACCAAAATAAGCTTTGGATCAAATACATTTTCAATTATATCATCAATATTTGTTGTATAAATTTTATCCCACCTATACTGAGCAAAAACTTTATGATATGATGCTGGTTTACAATTAGAATACACTTCAACTAAATAGTCATCTAAGCGTTCCTTATTTACAGTTGTAGAACAAAACTCACAAATCTCGGACAGGCTATTTTCCATCAACTCCGAATACTCATCATCAGTATTTTTATATAAAAGGATTTTCTCAATTATATCTTTCTTCAAAGAATTTCCATCAGGAAGTAGTTCATTCTGCTTTGTTAATCCTCCCTTAGAAAAACCTGCACCAACAAAAAGTACAGGCCTCCCATTTCTTAATAATCTTTTAAGATTTTTTACCACATCGTCATTCATAATTTCATTCTTTTACTTGCATTCAACAAACTTTAAATACCAACATAGGAATTTATTTTATAAGCCCTTCCATATTCTCCTCGTTTTTCCAAAATTCAAAACATTTCTCTTGCATCTCCTTATAATCTGTAGAAACGTTCAATTTAGCACATAATTCAAAATATCCAACACTTGGAATTTTTGTATCTTTTTGCACTACAAGAGAAGACAGTAGCAGTTTTCTATCTTCCCATTCTACTTTTGAAATATAAGTCAATATTTTGCTTAAGCGATTCATATGCCGATTGTCACATAATACATTAGGAACAAGATCACTATAACATATAATTTGTGATTGAGCAGCACACTCTATAAGTTTTAAACGAATCTCGTTAGCAAGCTTTAAATCCGAACCTTTCATTATCATAATATTTTTGTTATAACTATATACAAAGTTAAGAAAAACAAACCAGAATTTCAACTTTTGTGACACGAAAGAATAAATTACTAATATCTAAACATTAGTTTAATATGCATTTTTTACAAAAAAGAATTTCTGCCATAAAGACATGAATCATTTTTTAATAAATGCCAAATTGACATAACTACGAACAAATATTAATAAATGTCTTTTTACTATATTTTCTCCACTCTTTAACTTATTAGCACAAAACAAGTCACTTCACTGATTATCTAGTAATTATATGCAATTCGAATTTAATTCAATAGATCAAGCTACCACTTTGGCACGCTACGGAGGTGCAATCTTTGTGAGCAGGTTACTGACAAGTGGTCCGATCATTTGACAGAGCGTCATATTCTGCAATCAGATAAAAAGCAGCAGAAAATCACTCATGACGCTTCGTCATATAGAAATACAACGGAACGACCCTTGAAAAGTTATAATGGAATAATTAATACGTTGAATATATGATTAAAATTAAAGCATGCTACACCGTAGCAAATCCTAAATTCTCTCTTAAAGACTCTAATGCAGAGTTCTCCGCAATAAGAATGCGTGTATTTATTAATAAGGTAAGATTAAACATTCACCTTCCGGCTGAATACAAAATCAAACCATGCCATTGGGATAACGCCACAGGAAGAGCAATCGAAGATCCGAAGCGGAATCCAAACTTAAAAGGAAATCCATTATTGCAGGTACAATTGCGTAATATCAATAAAGAGATAGAAAGAACACTTAATCTCTTCATTTGGGTAATGGAAAACTTCAAGTTACACAACATACAACCAATGGCAGACCAAGTGAAAGCTGAAATGATGAAAGAGCTAAATAGAGTGCAAATAGAAAGCAAACGCACCTTTACAGATTTCATTTCCTATATTGACTTCTTCATAACCTTATGCAGAGAGGGTTCAATTTTAAATGATAAGGGGGCAAAGCTAGTTCCGGGTTCAATACGAAACTACGTTTCAACGCAAAGTGCATTGAAAAGATACTCAAAAGATCGTAACGTGAAATTAACTTTAGAATCTATTAATATGGACTTCTATAATGACTTTATTAGTTATTTAAACGAAACCAAACACTCTCGTGGGCTGTATCGCCCTAGTGTAATCGGTAAATTCATAAAAAACATCAAGGTGTTTATGAGATATGCAAACGAGAATGGATATACCATCAATGATGATTTCAAGAAAAAAGATTTCAAAGCGTTTCGTGAAGATGCCGAATCAATCTATCTGAATGAAAGCGAATTAGAGAAACTCTATACTTTAGAACTCCCAAACAATCAAGCACAGGTAAGAGATGGCTTTCTAATAAGTTGCTATACAGGACTTAGATATAGCGACATTGCCCGTCTTGCAGCAAAGCATATCAATTTCCAAGAAGAGACTATTACAATTGTTACTCAAAAGACAGCTACAAAGGTGGTTATCCCAATTCATCCCGTTGTAAAAATCATCTTAGAGAAATATGGCAATAAGCCCCCTGTAATACAATGTAACCAAGCAACTAATCGTATGCTTAAAAAGATATGTCGCAAAGCTGGAATTACTGAAAAGATTAATATAATGGAAACAAAAGGAGGAATACGGCAAGAAGTTACCTATGAAAAATGTGAAATGGTAACATCTCATACAGCAAGAAGAAGTTTTGCTTCCAACGCTTCAAAGAAGGGGATCCCCTCCTTAGCAATCATGCAGATTACAGGACATAAAACCGAGAGTAGCTTCATGCGTTACGTTAGAATAACCAAGGAAGAAAATGCAAAAATGCTATTAAATCATGATTTTTTTAGATCAACAATCTAGTTTTACAACCAAAATGTTGATGGTTTAAAGCAAGTACAGTATCTTAGAACAAAATATTATATTATGGATTCAACAACGTTAAAAGAACTACTAAAGTATGATGGGGCAGAATTTCCCAAGAAAGAAATAAAACTCCCTCTACAGTCAGTATGGGAGTATCTGGGCTATCTTGAAATTTCCCTTGATTGTTTCAAATTGGCAATACAACATTTAGATGCTGATTTTTTTATGATTACTTCTCAAATAGGCTTCTTCTCCAAAGAAAAAATAGAGGATTTCATAAGTAATAACGGGTATCAACAATGCAATGAAGAAATCTGTTCTTTTGAACTCTTTAACAAACAGATATATTACGATGGAAATCTACTTTATAAGTTGTCATGCGAAGATTTGATGGAGAAGTATCTTCTTGAAGAGCATAAACAAATACTTGGATATGATGCATTAAACGCTCCCCTAAAAAAGAACATAATTGAAAACGGATACTACAGAATAGATGAATTTCCCCATATTAAAAATCAAAAATATAAAAATGATTTTTTCAGATTCTTTACAGACAAGGAAATATTCCAAGAATTGTATGAATGCGCAAAGTCTGAAAAGAAAGAAATTACAGACTTTAGTATCTTATTAAATAGCAAACTTCAACTACTTAACAACAAGCTATGTGGATTCTCCGAAGAGCTAATCTCACATTTAACTAATCAAACCTTAATTCATTGGTATATTCTACTACAAAAACACATAGGAAATGCCATGTCTTTATTAACAGATTCCTCAGTCAATAAAATAGATACAAAACAAATAGTTTATATTATCAAATCTTTATTTGAGTACTATTTAGATGTTGACACAAAAGAAGTTTCTTTCGTTGAATTTACCAGAAACTTAGTTGGAACCACCTACAGTACAGCAGAAAAATATCTCCGTTCTCCCACAATGGGTTATAAAGAAACACCTTTTACTAATAATTGGATAGAAGTAATAGAACTACTGGATAAATTGGATACAGAAAATCCAAAAGTACGGGAGTTTATTCGATTCATTCTTGAAGAAAAGTATCGTCAGAAAAAAGGATTGAGCCATGATTTGCAAACAAAAATAAATGGCTTCATCGCAAAATACCCCTAATTTAACGACATTCCATTTTATAAACTACACGATGGCATATCCTCACACGATATGCCATTTTTATTTCTATAAATCAAATACTTACCTAAAGCATTCGACTTACTTCTACATAAACCTTTTTTTGCCTCAGAATAAAACTAACGAAATTCAGAATAAACCAGCCATTTTACGGAATAAGCTTATCCCCTGTAAACCTGCACTTTGCCATACCTTTGCATCGTTGAAGTTGCGCAACTCTTCAAATCAAAACGATTAATAATAAAAAATAGAAAACAGATGAAAAAGAAAATCTTTATTCTTGAAGACCCAGAAGAACTGATGATCCAATTCGGTTCACAGGTAAGGAATACTATCAAAGAAGAGTTAGCCGATGCCCAGAAGAGAGCAACAAAAAAATCCACTACTAATACTTATATGAGTAGACAAGAAGTCTGCGAACTTTTACACATATCTTATTCAACTTTACATCGGTGGGTGAACTTAGAGATTCTGGTATGTTACAAAATTGGTAGACGTTCTCTCTTCAAAGCAAAGGAAGTTGAAGCTACTTTAGTCAAATTAAACGTGGGAGGAGGGCTTGGATATGGATACTAAACAACAATCAACTTCTATGCTTGAAATGGTAACTCAAAGTATTAACAACTTTGAGCAAGCTACTCAGCCAACTATACTGCCGACCTCTTCAAGTCCAGAAGAAGTTATAGAACATCTAATCAGTTGCGCTCGTCCCATCGATTTTGATGCGATTGCAAATAATCCGGATGGTAAAAAAGCCAATGTAATACAAAAAACAGTTATAACAATAGACGAATTCAAAAAGATAGCTGACCAAAATAACCGCAATATAACAATTATAAAAGGAGAGATATTCATATATAACGGAGTGTATTGGCAGAATCTTGAAGAAAATGAAGCCAAATATCTTCTAGGAAAAGTGGCAGAAGCAATGAACTATGATTCCATTGATTCACAATTCTATCGCACAAGAGATCGCTTATATAACCAACTGCACTCTGCAGCTTACACCCCAGAAGATTCTTCTGAAACCAAATGTGAAACAGTACTCGTCAATTTCCGCAATGGGACATTGGAAGTGAACGAAACGGGCGCAATTCTTAGAGAACATAGACCAGAAGATAAATTGACCTATTGCCTAAAGTATGATTATGATCCAAATGCAAAATGTGATAAATTTTATACATTCTTAAATCAGATGCTTCCGGATATAGAATCGCAAGTTATCTTATTTGAATATTTGGGATATACCTTAACCAAATACTTAAAACTAGAAAAATTTCTTTTACTTCTCGGGGAAGGGAAAAACGGTAAATCTGTTATCTACGAAATAGTACGAAAATTATTTGGTGAAGAAAATGTATGCAATTTGTCACTAGAAGAGGTTACAAAGGATAAAGGATATTGCAGAATAGACTTGCATAACAAGCTACTAAATTATGGTAGTGACATTGGGGGCAGATATGACCCCATCGTACTAAAAAAAATGACTTCGGGTGAGCCTATATACGCACGGGCAATTAGAAAGCAGCATATTACGATGTGCAATTATGCTAAACAAATGTATAATGCCAACCAATTGCCTAAAGAAAGCTCTGAATATACCCAAGGATTACTTCGTAGATTTTTAATTCTAAAATTCACTATAACGGTAGAAGACAAAGATGTAAACGTAAACCTTGCTAAAGAAATTTGCGAAACTGACCTCCCCGGCATATTTAATATGGTACTTGAAGGTCTCCAAAAAATTCTCAAACAAAAACGTTTTTCCCCATGTGCTGCTTCCGACAAAATCTTAAACGAATTTGTAGAAGAAGTAAATCCTCTATCCGAATTTCTCGAATATGAAAATTACACTCATAGTACTAAGAGCTATATGGCGTTAAAGTTTCTGTATGACGAGTATGCCAACTTTTGCTCACGCACTCGTACTATTCCAGTTGGTTATAAAGTATTTTCCCGACTACTTAAACAACAGAATTTTAAAGTAGAAGCTATCGGTGGAAAAGCACGGCAAGTATTTATAGAAAAACAAAATTAATAACTTAAATCGTCATTATCGTAATAACCACAGTATGGAGCATTACGATAATGACGATAATAAATGATAATCTTGAATATGGAAAAAGAATATCGCTATTCTTTAGATAACAGAAGGGGCGCTAATTTCATACATATTTGCCCCAACTGTGGAAAACGTGAGTTTAAAAGATATATAGACAATACTACAATGGAATACATTGCAGAAGATGTAGGAAAGTGCAATCGACTTATCAAATGCGGTTTTCATAAGCCCCCTAAAGTACATTTCCAAGAACATCCCGAAGAAAAAACAAAAAGGAATGAACTATACAGAAAAAAAAGGCAACCAAAATCCCCAATTAATATCAATGAAAAAGACTATGATATAATTGATGAAAAATACGTTAAGATATCAATGTGGAATAAACGATACATTAACACATTTACCATATGGCTTTTCAATTTAATAGGAAATAACCCTCATTATGGCATAGGAGTAATCAAAGACGTTGTACAAAAATACGATTTAGGTGGTTCGCATAGAATCAATGGAGCAGTAGTTTTCTGGCAGAGAGATTATAACAACCAAATACGTACAGGAAAAATTATGCTTTATAATCAACGAACAGGAAAGAGAATCAAAGATGAAAATAGACCTAATATGATAAACTGGGTTCATTACTACCTAAAGAAAGAGCATAGGTTAAAAGCAGATTTCAAACTAAAGCAATGTTTCTATGGAGAACATCTACTTAAAAAATATCCTAATGCGATTGTTGCTGTCTTTGAAAGCGAAAAAACAGCCATAGTAGCCTCCATAATATTTCCGGATTTAGTTTGCATCGCAAGTGGAGGATTAGGAGGATTGAATTTACAAAAATGCAAGGTATTAGCCCACAGGCATGTTATTTTCTTTCCCGACTTAGGATGTTACCAGCAATGGAAAGCTAAAGTTGAAGATATATCCAAACATATCTTCTTTGCAAGCTACTCTATAAACGACGTATTAGAGAATAATGCAACTGAAGAAGAAAGAGCTGGTGGGTTAGACCTATGCGATTACATCATTAAATCATTAACTAACAACAACTAGCCATATTGTTAATTTATTTTTTTTAAGTTATGAACAACAAAAGTAAATCAAAGAGTGAGAGTATTCAAGAAATTCTATATGTACTGTGGAAAGAAAAGGTAGCACGGTGTTACTCAATAGACAGTAATTGTGATTTTTTACCTCTGAGAAGAAAAACGACAAAGAGATTGCATGGCTCTTCGATATCTTATCTGATAGATTATCGATTCCTAATGGAGAAGTTATAGAAATGTCGGATACAAACATCACAATTTGGTCATCTAAAAGTTTTAATTCCATATTGAGGATTCTATTAAACAAGAAAGAGCCAATATATCATATAAGCATATCACCAGAAGAGCCTACCGAGGTAAAGATATTAAAGTGGTCAGAGTATAAACTACTGCATGAACCATGTAAAAGACCACATCTGATTACAAAAAACGATTTGCTTTTTATGCCTCATGGTTTCAGAGAATCTTGTCAGCATAGTAAGTTTAATACTTATTTGGAAGAATCCAAAATGATAACTCGGCTTACTTAGAACACCGCTAAAAGCCGAAGTCAAAATATTACTACGAGAAAGAGCTGGGCTATTCATAGTCTGGCTCTTGCTGTATTCGCTCTAACAAGTTGGGTTTCGGTATTCAATCAGGCAACCTTGCTAATAAATATTATAAAAGTTAATATGAGCAATTTAGACAAGACAATTACATTTGACACAGTTAGATTCGTTACTTATAGTGAGTATATATCCGATGTAAATGATGAATTCTTTGATAATGATATAGACTTAGCCAGTGGAGAAGCAAGAAAAGTAGAATTTCATTCTCGTAAACACACAGATATAATTCCTTTTCAATTGTATATTAGAGTGAATTACAAATCTAAAAGAATGACGATAGAGTTCTCATCTAAAATATTATTCAAAGACTATCCACTATTAATCTCCGCACAAACATTTCGGCAATGCTTACTCAACATTGAAAACCTTAATATTTGCAAATTAGATATTGATAAGATTATTGAGAACTGTTATTTCAATAAGCTACATATAACCAAAGATGTAGATTTAAAATTGACTAGTGAAATTCTTGATAGACTCAACCAATATAATGGAGAGTATAGACGATATAAATGGCACAGATACACAGATGGAATTTTGTTCACTAAAGATGTAAAAGCCGTAGATTGCAGAGAGTCAATAACCATTTATAATAAAGAAGCAGAAATTTCATTATATAGGAATAAGACATTCCTAAAGCAAACAGGTGCGAAGCAATCAATCCTCAACTATTTTCAAGGTAAAACCCGATTTGAGATAAAATTAGAGAATAAAAGAAAAATAATGAAGGAGTTAGAAATCTCCAACACAGATTTCCATTCAGTAATGAACACTAACAAAAACATCTTACTATCTTTATTCAACAAGATATTTGATGCAGATACCTCACATAAATCTAATACCATACAAATAAACAATATTGTAGACTATGGATTATGGTGCATTATCCGTTATCACAAATTCGATTTGAGAAGCATTGAGCAAGAAATTAAAGATATATCTCTTTACTCAAACAAGACCAAAGGAGCGTTAGGTAAACAAATGAAGAAAATCAAAGCAATGATGCAGACTTTTCTTAATCAAGAACATAATGCCGATTTTATCCTATCCCAAATTAGAGATAAAATAAAAAATTGATACTTAAATTGAATAACATATGACAGAAACGTCATATAAAGAATATTGCAGAAATTCTTTATTTAAAGTGATTTACAAAGAATAAAGAATTGATTTATAGAAAAATACTATTAAACAATCCCTATCCTCTATTTCTAACCACTTTAAGTATCCATGCTGTATGACAAGATATGACGCCTCGTCATAATATGCAAAAACGGAACAATTCTTGAAAATGTTTATTAGACAATGGATGTAAAATTATAAACAGAATCTAATGAAAATATACATTTCAGGACAAATTACAGGATTAGGAGTAGAGGAAGCCAAAGCTAAATTTGATAAAGCAGAAAAAGCACTGACTGTACAAGGATATATCCCTATTAACCCTATAAAAGTTAATACACCGATTGAGGGAAAGACATGGAAAGAGTATATGCTGGATGATATAAAACTCCTATTTGACTGCGAAGCTATCTTCTTGCTTAACAACTGGCAAGCCTCCAAAGGAGCAAGAATAGAATACTTAATAGCCAAAGAAATAGGAATGACAATCCTTATGGAAGCAGAACAATAAATTGTATAAGAACTATAATATATTGAGTAATATTTAAACTGTAAATACATGAATAAGAAAGAATTAACAAATGCTATTGCGGAAAGAACAGGGTTAAGCAAGTTTGAATCAAGAAAAGTGCTAAATGCAGTAATAGAAATCATTACCGAAGAAATGGTAAGAAATGGAAGGCTGCTTTTGATTGGTTTTGGAACGTTCTCAGTGAAACAAAAAGCTGCGAGAAAAGGAATGAACCCTAGTACATTTGCTCCGATTGATATTCCGGCTAAAAAGATTGCCAGTTTCAAGCCAAGTATCTATCTGAATTTCCTATTGAATAGAAAGAAAAGAGGAAGAAAAAAGAAAGAAGAGAGGGAGTAATTTACAATACAACGCCGATATAATCATAAACAAGCCTTTAGGATATGTAGTGTAACATAGATTTCAAGATTATGAATAGATTATACTTGATATTGTTTGTTCCTATTTGGCAATCTCGTAAATTTACAGCCTAAAAATACAAAGAATATGATTATACCATATAAGAATCATAAAATATTCGCATTCTCTGATACTCATGGGATACACTCTCAACTAAGAATACCGTCAGAAGCTGACATCTTGATTTGCGCTGGAGACGGAGTAGCAGGTATAGAAGAACAGGAATTATCCGATTTCCTCAACTGGTATGCTGCCCAACCCGCTCAATTACGTATATTTGTGGCTGGTAATCATGAACTCTTGTTCGATTTATGCCCAGAAGATGCACAATTGCTAATCCCTAAAGGTGTTACATTGCTGGAAGATTCTGGGATAAAGTATGATAATATTCATTTCTATTCTATCACAGCACGCCCGTGGTTACATCATAAACAAGAAATTCCATCGAGCATAGACTTTCTGATAACCCATGGACCAGCAAAAGGAGTACTGGATGAAGGTACTGGATGCTCTTTATTAAAAGATGTGATTGCTAAATACAAACCTCGTAACCATGTATTTGGGCATATTCACTCTTGTGGTAGCCAAATGATAATTTGTCCAAATACTGTTCATTACAACGTTTCTTATTTCGAGAGTCTACTCTAATTCCATAAGTGATATTGAATATCAGTAATCGCTTTGACCTACAAATATAAACATTT